AAAACTGTAAAAAACAGTTGAAAATTATACGAAAAAATTATATAATATAAGACTATTTACGATTTACAAAACATACCAAGACGTAAGTAAAGGTATTAAGCCATTTCTAAGCGTATTAAGCACATCGTGATTTTAGGGTAAATGACGTATTTAGACCTATTAAAACGTATTAAAACGTAGTGCGTTAGGGTAAATTTTAGGGTAAGCTAAGCTCCTCGTTAGGGTAAGCTAAAATGGCGAAACAAATCACTTAAATTACTATTTTAAACAAAAGACAATATCAAGAATTTGGTCGGCAATAATGACAGGTTCAATTCCTGTATTCTTGAAAGACGTAAAAAATAGGGTAGGGGAAACTTAATTCCTCTACCCTAAAATTATAGTGTGTTTTCTTTCAGTCCAAGACCTATTCGCTATGTGGTTATCACACAACCCTCCATAGAACTCCACAAGACACCGAAAGCGAACCGACATCTTGCTTCCACGTTCAAAACAACCTCAAGTGTTGTTTGTGTTATATACGATTATTGAATTTTATGCTACATCATAAACCCAGTAATAACCTGTTGTATTAAATCCGTGATTGGCTACATTTCTTTTACAATAAGCTTGAATAGTACCTTTTTTAATACCGGTTATATCTGAAGCTTCTTTTGAGTTTTTATATGTATGTACGATATTTTTATTGGCATCTAATTGATAAACTACCTTAGATGTTACATCTTTTGGTTTCTTATTCTTCATAGCGAGTATCATTGAGATATGTTTATCGTCATACATTTCTTCATACATCCAATGAAAACCTTTATGTGTAATTGCTTTAAAATTACAACAATTGATAATTTTTTCTCTGTCAAAACTTTCTTTATCAACATACGATATATTTTTAAAAGATGAAACAATTTTAAAATTAGAATCTAACTGTAAAAGTTTATGTTTGTTCATCCCTTCTCTTGCGTATCTATCAACTTGAGTATATGGGATATAAGACCAGATATATCCTCCTGCCTGCTTAACACCATTATTATTTCTGCAAACAACATGAATATCGGACACACAAATGCCCAATTCTTCAGAAGCTCTTTGTGCATTATCCCATTCTCTAAGAAAATTTCCGTCTTTATCATACTGGTAGACTTTCTTTGAGGCATGATGTGTTTCTCCATAGCATGTTCTACCACCGTCACCACCAGAAGCAAGATTATAAAACTTATCAGAGTTTACGGCATCATGATAAAAAATCCAATATTTTTCTCGTGCATTTAGCTTATCTCTTGTTTCGCATTCTTCTATGATTTCTTTTGAAAAGTTTTCTCTGCCATATTTATTAATTGCTCTTGACAATAAGATTCCACTACCAAGATAAGTTTTCCAATGGTTATACTTATCATATTTCTTTTGACCTATATATTTTTTGCCGTTTATATGATTTGTCGTTATGTAAATGAAACCGTACATACTTGATATTATTACCTCCAATTTCACCATTCTATTAAAAAAAAATAGAGCCTGCTTAATTTAGCAGACTCTATAAAATTTAGTCAACTACCTTTAACTCTCTCATAACAGGCTCAACAATTGAATGTATAAACCCGTTGCCTCCTCTGGATTCGTAGTCTTCAAACAATTCCCAAAAAGCTTCTTTCTCAAGATTTGACCATTCACCAACCACACGATACTTATTATAATAATTGATAAGAGTATCCTTTAATTCCTTAACTTTGGTTTCATTATTTTTTCGCTCCATATCTTCAAGATTGGTAGCAATACTATTGACAGTATTGGTGAGAGTGGAAAGTTCTTCCTTGATAATCTTATCGTGCTTAATTGACTGCTTAGTATCTTCTTCGTGCTTTTCGTGTAATTGCTTTAAATCCTGAACCGTCTCAACTAACAATGCATGGTCAGCCTTTCGTTGTTTCATTGCTCCTATTGGCTTATTGAAAATGGCACATACTTTACATATAACCTCATAGAATGTTACAATGATTGCCATTATCATAAAACCAACAATAACCCACGAAGTCAAATCTATATTTTGTAATTCTGATATTACTTCCATTAGCCCTCCTTGGTGTCTTACTTAATAGTACCTTTGCTTTGTAAAATATGTAGAACATTTGCAAATTTAATACAATCTATCCCACGAATACTAATATCATTCAAACAATTTATCACAGCATTCATATCCTCTATTTGGAACTCCACTGTCTTTTTAACAGTCTCAGCCATTATTTATCACTTCCTTTTTCTGCTTTTAACTCATCAGACTGTTGTTGAGTTATCATACCTTTTACTACAAACTTATCTAAATCAACATCAGTGTAATACTTCTTTGGATAACCATAACCTTCAAGATAATATTTTCGTATCATATTGTAATACATTAGTCTTCACCTCCGACAAGCGTTAACATAAGCTCAGCGTTTTGTTCCTCGAGTATTTCAGTCTCTGTTTTAACTCCCATATAAACAACAAATGAACCATCTCTCTTATCAATAATATCACCAGCTACTACAAAATTTGTTAATGGATAATCTTGATCATATTCAATTTCAACTTCTTGATACACTGCTTCTTCAGTTTCAGTGGCTTCAGATACAAGTTGTTTTTCGATTCTTTTTTCTTTAAGACGTCTTATAATACTTGCACCATCAGAAAATGTATTTACAAGAGTATCGTATGTAACATTATCTTGTTTACCTATTGTTATCTCGATACAATTTCTTTTTATACCACGTGTTATATATGGTCTTTCATATATCTCTCCTTCTTCTTGAATTTGAGTATCATTTATAATTAACATGATATATCCTCCTTTATAAATTATATTTACTTGTTAATACTACAGTATATATTTATACTACAGTACTACTATTTTTTTTATATTTGTAATCAGCCATAGATCTAACTGTGGATGAACTATTTTTATAAACAACATTTGTGACATCAACTACAGTACTGCTATCTTTTTTATACGATATAACTTTAGTTTTATCAACAGATCCAGTCCATATAACAAAATCAGTACTAACAGTAACAGTATCACCAGGATGATAAATCCCGGATGCATCATTTAATGTTTGTTGTGATTCTGCAAGCCATTTATTATTATTTTCTAAGTCATATCTCTCTAACGTAGGATTAAGATATGAATAGATATCTGCATCAGGAAATGTATATGTGGTTCCAGTAACTAATACAAATATTGGGAAATTTAATGTGCTTTCATCATATGGATTAAAATCGCCAAAATCCCACATTAATATAAATTTAATAGGTTCTAATGTATGAGCTCGTTTATAAATATCATTAAGATAAATTATTTCTCTATATGTTACTGAACCTGATTTAGTAACTTGAACTGAAAATGTTCTGCATGCTATTGCGTGAGCTACATTATAATAATTCATAACTGTGGTATTAGTAGATGTATCATATACATTACATGTATCACTATATTTATAAGATTTAACGATTGTTGTATTTTCAGTATCTGAAAATAGACCACTATTATAACCAGTTTTACTGACTTCAGTATTATAATATAATTTACTCAGTTTATTAGTAGATTTAAAATTAGCACTAGTTATACCTGTTTTCCAATCTCCAACAAATGCTTTAAATTTTGTTGGAGATGGATACATATTAAGAATATCTGATGATATATTATTTATATTTATATAATTATATGATTTTGATATATTATTACAATAATAACCAATAATACCACCAATTATAGTATTTGAATTAACTTGTCCATCTTGAATTTGTACTGATATGTTTTGTAAATACATATTATAATAATTTTCATGATCTAAATATCCTATTGCACCGCCTACATAAATACCGTGAGGACATACTAAATCAGTAATAACAATATTTGAATTATATATTTCATTATTACCTTCACCTACTTCATAATATCCTATTAATCCTCCTGTATATTGTTTATTACTTCTAATATATGTAGAAAGTGCATTTACATCATGCACTGTTGCATAACAAGCAGATACTGAGATAGCTTTACTTAAGAAACATCCAAAATATGAACTAGATTCTATGGTGGATGAATATGATGCATATGAATAGTGTCCATCTATTATTTCAATATCATGTATACGTATTCTTCTATTATGAATTGCCAAAATAAAAGATGCATAAGTAGAAGATTTATCTATTATGCGTGGGTTCACTAGATAAAAATTTCCTATAGATACTTCTTCAGTAGTGCTCGGAGCTTCAGTATATCCAAATAGTCCTATTAAATCAGAACTATTAACTGATGTGTCAATATTCATATTAGAGATTTTATAATAATTTCCATCAAATGAGCGTTTAAATCGATGAGATGAATTACCTATAGGTGTCCAATAATGATCAGCCAAATCAATATCTGCTGTCAACTTAAAATATGATGTGGCATAGTTTGAAATACCATTATTAATACCATATGCTAAATAAGCTAATTGAGCAGCAGTTGCAATTTGATATGGATTTGTAGAAGTGCCATTACCTCCATTGAATGAACTTGCTTTATAATCTGTCCATAAACCAGTCGGCATTTATTATCCCTCCTTTAAATTTATTAAGATGATATTTTAAACCAAATATCCCCGACCGACATTGTTGACGGTTGAGACGTTGCTACATGTATTTTTGTATTATAACCAGTTGAAGTACCTACTACTTTGTATTTAGTAGTTGAACTATTAGATGATTGAAGCCATACTGCTTTAGATGTCTCAATACCTAAATGTATATTAGAACCTTTAAGTTCCATTGCATCATCATATACCTCAGCTATATGAACATAATCGCCATCACCAAAATTTAGTTTTGTACCATAATTAGTATTATTCTTAATAGTTACATTACCCGTTAAAGTGCCACCAGATGTTTTAAAGAAATCAGACGTACTTGGAATATCAGACTTAGTAGCTATCTCATTGCCATCGTAATACCATTTACCACCCTGGCTACTAGATATATACAATGGGTCAGTAGCAGAAAAATCAAATCTTTTACTGCTTGTATCGTGTGCCATATAATAAACAAAATCAAGTCCATTATCAACATTCTTTTGAGACATATCATAAACTTCTGATGTGATTTCAGTTAATGAAGCATATCCATTAAATAAATCTGTATTTGAAAATGTTACATCATTTGTTAAAGTTAAGTAATCAATTGACAAGTATCCATTAAATGAAAAATCACCCGAACTTGGTTGAGAAATCAAACTAAGAAACATAGACGCATCGGCACTTAAAGTTTCTACACAAGCATCGAGGTCTGTTTTGTCGCTTGCACTCATCAACCCTGAACTTGAAGTAGTAGCATTACTATATGTTTTTTCAGTTCCCCATATAGCAGTGCCATCTGCCGACCATTTCAATATTTGACCTGATGAGCCTCCACTTGGTATGTGTTTATTGCCAGATGTAGTGGGGTGAATATAGTTATTTGCATTACTTGATATTCCGTTTAATTTTATTTTATCGCTTGACGACATTAAACCATTAATGGTAGTAGTAGCATTTGACGGAGTATCAATCAAATCGTTATAACTACCCGTAAAAGCAACTTTTTTTAAATCAGAGAACCATTTTTGAACTTTACCAAATAGAGTAGAACTCTTTTCATTTGAAACAATATTTTCCCTTACTGAAGCCTCTGTGAAAGCCACAGTAGTGTCAGAAATAGCACTATTTGAGTTTAGCTTATTGTCTACATCAGTTTTGTTGGCTTTGCCTTTTACGTCCGTTTGTAGGCTTGAAATTGCAGTTTCATCTTCAGTCAATCTATCCTCTAAGACTTTACCACTACCATCATATACTGCTTTGGTATGCGATATAGGATATACTTTTTCATTATTTTGTGTAAAATATTTTGCTTTAGCCATTAAGTTCCTCCTTTCTAATTTTCAATATCATCTATCACGTAAACAACGTGTTCTTTTATATAGTTTAATTCCGACTGCAACGATTGTACAGCACTCTGCAATGAGTTGATTGTTGCAACTGAATTATCCATTGAATTTACGGCATTGTCTACTTTTGTATTAAGAGCATTAACCTTGTCATATAGAGCAGATACAATAGCAGTGTCTTGCTTTGAAATTGTTTGGTCAATGTCCAATCCTTTAAGAACCGTTAAAGTGGCAGGAGTAGTTGTCAATTTGTATGAATTATCTAACTCAAATGCAATTGAAAACGACACTGTTCCTGCGTAACGAGTGACATCATTTGTAATAGTCCAGCCAAGCTTAATCGAATTATCTTCAACAGTAACATCAGTGACTTTGTAAATATTCACTTCTTTGCCTGCGTTTACAAAATAGATATAGGCAGTTTTATCAGTTAAATCAATTCCGTCAAATGTAATAGACGGAACACGAATGTAAACTGTTTCGGCATTATTTTCAGTGGCTACACCTATTGTCTGCAATTCAGACGGAACAGTAATCGTCCTATTGTCCATATCAACTGTTATCTCTGGTTCAGTATTTGGTTCAAGCATCATAACTGACGGGGTGTATGCGGATGTTTGATTTTTTAAGCTTTCCAAGCTTTCTTTAAGAGAAATAGCCATTACGAACTTGCCTCCGTTTCTTCTAACGGTTCATAAGTAATATCATCGGTAAAAGATATGTCGCCTTTATTTCCATCTATCTCGTTCTCGATGTTATTTACAACTATTTTTAAACCATTTAAATCTAAAAATTTCTTTTCTTCCATTTTCTTCCCTCCAAAACGAGTTATATATTTTTGCAAAAACATATAGTATCAAGCAATACAAAAAGGGAGGAGTCGTCACCCTTCCCTTAGAAATATGTATTACTTTGAATTAATCAGAGAATAAATTATTCAGTCACTTTTGTAAATAGAGCATTTATTTCATCTGTTGAGATTGCTTCAATAGCAACAGATTCAAGATCAGCCACTTTTGTTTTTAGTGTTGAAATATCACTTGTATTTGTTTTTACTGCACCATCAGCAAGTTCTTTTACTTTTGTATCTGCAACACCAGCCGCATCAAAAGCCGTTGTCTCAGCATATGCGGCAGACTTTAAGCCTGCAACTAAAACATCTGTGCCATCGACAGCGACTGTACCGTCTGTTTTACCGGTAGCAACCGACTGAATTGCAGAATCGGCTTTATCAATAGAAGCTTGTACATCAGTGCCTAATTTTGCTTTTGTAACTTGAGCATCACCAATCTTAGCAGTAATAACTGCACCGTCAGCAAGTTCTGTTGAACCTACACCACCAGCAACAATTGTGGCACTAACTTCTCTTGTTGCAGAATCAATAGCAATCTGAACCTGAGTTGCATTGGCTTTTGCAGTGTAAATGTCTACAAGCTTACCAACATTAATATAAACTTTGTCACTTGTTGCATTAGATAGTGTCAATTCAAGGTATGTGCCTTCATCCTGCCCTTCAGGGTTAACAACCACTTTACCACTTGATACGACCATATCCTTTGGAATATCAACCGTAGCAATAGTTGCACCATTCTGAGTGAAGGTATAAGACTTTGCATATCCTTCTGTTGTTACATCTGTAGTAACTACAACCGCGTCTGCTGCGATAGCAGATGTCTTGGCAGCGTCAGCCTTATCTACAATATAAGCTTTGATTTTACTGTCATATGTACCAAGACCTTCGTAACTTAAAAACTTTTGTGTTTCGTTTGCCATTCTAATTTCCTCCTTGAATTTAATGAAAGTGTATAAGTTATGTATATATTGAACCTCTCATGGTTAAAGCCACGAGATTCTTGGGAATTTCCAACCAACGTTAGAATATTTACCAAGCTATCCCCGTTGTCCCAACGGTTGTTGTTTATAATTTACTAAGCTACTTTCAATAATCTTAATCCTTCATTTAAGATATTAATTGCAGCATTTATATCTCTATCGTGATGAGAATTGCAACAAGGACAGTCCCATTCTCTAACACTTAAATCCTTTGTTTCTTTATTAACATATCCACAAACGTTACAAGTTTGAGAACTTGCATAGAATTTATCTACTTTAATAATCTCTCGTCCATACCAATTAGCTTTATATTCTAATTGCCTTACAAATTCTGACCAACTAACGTCCGAAATAGACCTTGCAAGTTTATGATTCTTCATCATGTTTGACACTTGTAAATCCTCCAAGCAGATTACATCATTATTTCTAATAATATCAGTAGATAATTTCTGTAAAAAATCTTTTCTTTGATTTGTAATATGTTCTTGAAGTCTTGCAACTTTTATCCTTGCTTTATTACGATTTGAACCACCTTTTGACTTTCGAGACAGTTCTCTTTGCACTTTTGCAAGTTTAGCTAATGATTTTTTAAGATATTTATGATTTTCTATCATTTCACCATCAGATGTAATACAAAATTCTTTAATACCTAAATCTAAACCTACAGAATTTCCTGTTTGCTTTAATGGTTTAATATCAACATCTGTACAACAAAGTGACACATAATATTTACCACTCGATTCTTGTGAAACAGTTGCATTAAGTATTCTTCCTTGTGGAACTAACTTATTTTTTGTTTTAATCATCCCAAGCTTAGGCAACTTAATATGTTTATCACAATATTGGATATTTCCGTTAGTGCATTTTGATTTATAAGAAAATTTATGTGTTTTCTTGCTTTTGAATTTGGGATAACCGGAATGTTCTTTAAAGAATTTCTGATAAGCTGCATCTAAATCTTTAAGTGAAGATTGGAGAGCAGTGGAATCAACTTCTTTTAACCATTCCAATTCAGATTTAAGTTTTTTCATATCATTTGCACACTGCACATATGATAAAGATTTTTTCGATTCTTCATATAACTTAATTCGTTTTGCTAAATATGTATTATATACAAATCTACAACATCCAAATGTCTTTTGAATTAATTCTTCTTGTTGTTTATTTGGATAAATTCTATACTTATAAGCTTTTTCCACCGACTTCACCTCACTTTCTTTTCTGATTTTGAATATACCTTCTAATTTGTTCTTCTGTATTTTCTGATACTGTTGCCACAAAATATGAAGGATTCCATAAGTGCCCACCCCATAGTGTCTTCTTTAATGTTTCTCCAAATTCTCGCATAAGTATCCGAGAAGACATTCCTTTCATTTTTTGGACTATGTTGGGAATATAATGTTGTGGTGAACAATTGATTAACAAATGAACGTGGTCTTTGTCTGTATTACACACCAATACCTGAAAACATTCATAAGTCGCAACCATATTTAGAATTTCCATTAATCTTTTCTCAATTTTAGAATATAAGATTTTATGTCTATATTTCACACACCAAACAATGTGATATTGAATTGAATATACATATCCTCTGCCATGAGTAACTTCCATAATTATCACCTCATGTGTATATTCTCTCTTTAGCGGCGATTCATCTCACCACTGAAGTGGCGAGTGTTCTCGCCTTCATTAATAAAACGCATTGTTAGCCGGCATAATGCGATTTATCCTAAATTATTTAAATAGATTTTCTATCTCTTCATCAGAGATTGTTTGTTTTTCAGTATTTGTTATATTTTCAACGGTTTCATCAAGTTCATTCTTATCTATAAATTCTTCAATCTTCTTTGACGAATATGTTGTCTTATCAGAAATAACATCATCATTTATAAAATTGTCATGATGTTCAATAATCTGTCCTTGTAATTCGGTAATTTCTTCTTCCAAAGCAATCAACTGAGCAATACGTTGGTCAAGTGCCGCCATAGATTCTGACGGTACAAATTGAGCCCAGTTCTTTGTAGGAATAATTTTTACCTTACAAGATTGTGTTTTCAGAACGGGGTCTTGAACTACACCATCTTCGTCCATATAAACTTGGTAAAACGATAGTTGTAATTCAATATCCCCATTTTCAGCAGTCATTTTTGAGCCAATAGGAAGCAAATATTCTAAATATTGTTCATCAGCATATTCTACCAATTCCTCAGATAAAGTTAAAAATTCTTGCTTATACAAATGAGAAATAGGGGAGATATATTCCAATGATACAGTCGTAAAATTTCTCATATCATTTCCGTCATATGTTTGTGGAATTAAAAATTGAATTTTACCGACCATATTGTCATATTGCATAATCGCTTCTTTGTGAGCTCCATATAATCTTCTATCGTTTAACAGAGTAATCGTGTACATTAAAACCTCCTTCAAAGACCAAATGCATTACAACAAAGCACTAAAAAAACTCCGTTTTCTACTGTAGCTTCGAAATCGGAGTCCCAATACTTAACGTCTGTAATTATGCCTTTATCACAAAGGCTATCAAGAAAATTTCTGCCCCAATGGTCTGTTTTTCTATTCTTGTATTTTTCTTTTGTACCGCCTGTAAGCTTATCAACCAAAGCCAATAGTGTAGCCTTAGAAATCCAGACATTTAGTTTATTAACCATTCCGTCAATATCTTCAATAACTTTTGTTCCGTCAGAAGAACCACCGTCTTTAGATGCTAAAGAGATGACATTTGGCTGAGCCCAATGAATACTTGAATTTGTTTTCTCACTTGTCCAAGTACCGCCTGAAAGCAAATCGAGAACTCTAACTGTCTTTGCATTTGTCAAGAAATCAGTAAGTGTCCATTGAGATGCATCTGTAATAATACCCTTTGCCACCAACTTATCCAAAGCAATCTTTTGAGGATTTTCTGCTTGAACAGTAATACCTCCGGCAACAGCAAATTTAATTTCATCAAGTGGATAATATCGACCAGGACAATTACTGTCGCCGATTTCTCTATGTCCAACTATCTTTGCATTTGGATAATAATTCTTTTTAAGATATTGACATAACTCAATAATAGATTTCTTTTGTGCTTGTGGCATTGTCTTTTCTTTTGTATGATAATCACCTTCAGCACAAATGCCAATAGAACAACTATTCATACCTTGAACGTGAGCACCAACCACATCAAGAGGACGTCCACGATAAATTGTACCGTCTTTTCTTACAAAGAAATGATAACCGATGCCTGTCCAACCATTTGAGACGTGCCAACTGTGTATATCTTGTGGAGTACATTTAACTGCTTCTGCGTGATGTAACGCTATAAAATCTGTGCGTGAACGCTTTGTAAAGCCACCGTGCCATTTATAAGCAACTTCAATTATATTCATAGCAATCTTCCTTTCTTTAATTTTTGCACAAAAAAAGAACATTCGTATAGAATGAATGTTCTCTTATTTATCACTATTAGGCGTAGTATATGTAAGTGCCGTTTTGCTATCTGTAATGCCTGTTGTAGTTGGGTCGATAATAGCATTATAAACACTCGTTGCCATCAACAGCAATACATATGGATTAGAAAAAGCTGTCAATATTACATTGCCTACTGCTTGCCATGTAGTTAGGTCTTGCGCCGTAATTCCCATATACCCAAGTACAGGAACAAAAATAGCAACTACAATTTGTACCCAAAACATCGGATTTTTAATTCTTACTTTCCAGTTAATGTTTGTCATAATAAATTCCTCCTTTGAATGTTAAAATGTTAATAATACTTCTATTTGACCATCTTCATGGTCTGCTCCACTTATAGGCTTGGAAACGATTCGACAAAATGCTTTTTTATTTTGTAAAACGTCTTTGGTTAATTTGTATCCATCTTCATCATTAGTATAAAGGAAATGTCCTTTCTGGTCTCGATCATATTTATCATAGTCACTATAAAAATCATCAAATTGATTATCTAATACGAAAACTTCATTCACATCTGTAGTTATTAATTCCCCATAGTATGAATTTTGCACAACAGGATTGCTATTAATTTCAATGGTCGTTATATCAGGGTGTAGTGCATATATAATTTCTCCTACATTATTTTCTGTTTCGACAGCCTGTTTCTTTATTTCGTTTGTTGCACATATCAAACTCGTTTTGTCATCTGTTGATAAATTACGCAATGTTTGATAAGGTAATGTGATTGAAAATTTATTGCCCATCCAATCACAATCATAATTACTAATTACAAATTGACTCGGCGGTTCTTCAGAAGAATCATTATAAACGACACTAATTGTATAATAACAAATCGTAAACTTCCAAATCCTATTTTCAAATACGTTATCTAAAATTGCAGAATCAGATGTAGTTAAAGTAAAAGCTTGTGTGTCAATATTAAATTCGCAATTAATGTAAGTTTTGTTCCTTGAAGCAGGAATAAATTCGACTGTAGTAGCGGATAATGGTAAATTCCATAATCCCATATCATTATTGCTAAATGGAATAATACCCTTGTCAAACGTAATACTGACTTTTTCAGAATTAACATCTACAATTTTTGGAACAGGTAATGTTAAATTCATTATATTGCCACCAGCCGTCCAAACGATTTGCTTACCATAAACATCATCTCTAAGTCTCTCGACTAAATCAATCATTTCGAGACCATTTCCACTTGCATATTTATCAATAGCACTTCTCACATATTCTGTGGTTGCAACTTGTCGTGAATTATTTAATACAGACGGAGTAGGTGCTGTCGGTGTTCCTGTAAAATTAGGTGAATTAATACTTGCATAATTTGAATAATCAAAACTGCCTGTCAAATTGCCGATATATAACCAATTATGATTGCCATTATCATCTCCTACACAAAAATACACTGAGAATGTATTTGAGTTAAGATAAAAGTCGCCTACATTTGCAGGAATGTCATTATTGGCAACATCATTTACATTTGTTGTATGGGTTAATAGTGTACCATAGTGCCATATACCGGTTGTTGTTGTATTTTCTAATTGTTTTTTTATTGTGCCTATAGAATTGTTAATTGAAGTATCAGAGGCTACTAATTCATTGATTGCTTCTAAAAATGAATTTTTATTTTTTGTAGCCAATGATGTCAAAGTATTCAATCCATCAAAATACATTCTTCTTGCATACATTTCAGAAATTGTTGCTTTCATATATGTTACATCCATCTTTGCAAAATTTCCTGGTTCAGGCTGTTCTGTAACTTCCAAATCAAGCTTGCCTGTTTCGGTTGAATAAAGAAGATTTATATATTTTTCTCCTTCTTCACCTTTTTCCGCCGAAAATGTTGCAGAAATTGATTCTGATTGAATAGTTAAACCATCCATAAGAATTTTATTTTTTACGGTTTCACCATCTATTGTCACATACCCATTGCCATATGATGTATTAATACTTATAATTAAATCTGCTTTTTCAAGACTATGGGTTATTGTGTGTGTGCTTATCCCTGCACCATACAAGGTTGTTTTATCTGCTTTAGAAGAAAGTGTTTCATTAATAGATTGAACATCAGATTTTCGTTCGCTTGTTTCGGTCGAAATTAAGGTGTTCAGTGATGAATCATTATTTTGTCTTTCTTGTGTTTCATCTTGAACATTTTTAACAATTTGAGCAATTTTATCCGTTATGCCATTCAGTGCTTTTCTTACTGTTGTAGCTTGTGGAGGATAGGTACTATCTTTATCTAAAGTATCTACAACTTCACTTTCCATTACCGCATTGTTAATAGCATTAATCAGTTGTTGCTTAAAATCTGCATTCTCATCATTTGTGTCAATATCTTTGATTACGTTAATAAGGTCTCTTAACTCTTCAAGTTCATTTGTTTCAAATGATTGAACCAAGTTCAATAAGTTTTGAATAGTCACACCTGCTTGAATAAAAATATGTGCATCTTTTTTTAAATCAATATGTGCCATTTAATCACTCCTTTCTACCAAATATGATAATCTACACTAAATGAAGCAAAATCTCTCGAATGGTAACTGCTACCAGGAACATTAGGATAGGCTTTATTCATAATTTGAAAAGAAAACTCATTTTCTTTCATTTGAATACTATCTTTAATTACATACTGAGAAACAAAACCTTTGTCTCGTTGTGCAACAACAATAGATAATGCATTATGGGTAATTTTATATTTGAATTGAGAGTTTTCCCACCAAAAGAAAATTTGTACTTGTGGAACTTCTACCGAAGCACTATCTCTTTTAATGTTTAATATTCCCCAATGTTTTGTATTTGGCAAAGGCAAAGTTAATTTGATAGGAATCATTTCATCTGAGTAATTACCAACTTTATTGCTAAATCCAGTTGCAGATTGTTGTAAATCTTCATACCCATGGATTCCTTTAATGGCAATTTCAAGCTTATTATCTATAGCCTTTTCAACATAATCTTCAATCGCACTTTTAAATTTACTCATCAGCGTAACATTGTTTGTGTCTATATGTAATGCCACTATTTATCACCGTCCTTTTCTGTTTGACATAGATATTCTGTTCTTGAACCAAATGTTTGTCCAATATACTTCTTTAAACCGTGATTACTAATATACATTCGGACAAAATCATTCGGTTTGATTTTTATATTTGTATAATTAGGTATATTTTCATATACTTCTTTTGTAGTTGTATCTTTCAATGTTACGTGTAATCCATCATCAGAAACACTTTGCACTTTTAAATCCTCAAATGTTTCAATATTCTGATTTTTTAAATATGTTGAAACTTCACTTTTGATAATTTGACGTATCATATTTACATATGCAATAACTGTTTCATCATTAAAATCTATTTTTTCTTCTTTTTCTTCTTTTTTGCTCATTAGAAAATTACCTCGTTAATATTTGTCATTGTCAAAGATGTCGTTGCACCACTATCCATATTCATTGAAATAGAGTCAATGACATAGTTTTCGTTGTTAATACCCAAGCTTGGATAATTAACCATAACAGATTGGTTGACATCGAATATAGGATTATATGTGCAAGATAAATTCAATGTTTTCGTACCACGACTAAAATTAATCAATTCATACATTGCTCGTGACATACACAATGAATCAGCATATAGTTTACTATCATTTATAACTTCTGGTATTTCGCCATTATACTGAATACAATAGTCTGATTTCAAATTCTTATTTTCGGCAATAGCACTGAATTGATAACCGTTGGCAATAGCACCTTTAACAACAACTTTATTTCTGACTTGTGATGTATTATAAACAACATTTGCCGACACAATATCTTTGTCGTTTTCCTCAAAACGATATACAACAGGGAAGTTAGATGATATAAACTCATTAACATTAGAACTAACAACCATATTGCCAAATTCGTTGTAGTAAACATCGGAAGAAATTGTTTCGCCCATACTTGTAAATATCTCACTAACTTTTGTACCGGCATCTTGCTTTATAGTGTAATATGTATTAATGTCCGTATATTCACTATTAAAAATAATTGGTTTTAAGTCAAATGGTTTGCCATTTCCTCTGTCGCTTGCCAATAGAGAAGTAAAAGCATTCTTCATTGGAACACCAACAGGAATGATTGTTTTTAAACTCGTCGTTCCATAAACACTGCCATCGAATAAGCCAAACTTATCACATAATGATAATGAGATTGTTTGGTTTGAATTTTCTCTTGATAATGTAGGGTCTTTAAAAACAAATACTCCTTGTTGTTTCCAATATATTGTGTCACCAATAACAATACCAGAATCAAATCTAAATTTGCTTCCCGTCCATATTAATCCCTTAATCGGTTTAGGCTTCCACTTATTATCTATATTTGCAAGAGTAATATTCATTGTACGTCTTTGACCAGTCTGATATGTAATACTTAAACTTGCCGACATTAAATCATCGCTTGCGTCCATTGATATGTTTTCATCTTCGTCCAACAAATACAATCTAAAAACAGGTATAACTATATCAGCTTTGAACACTTTGAGTATTCTCTCAAACCCAAGTTTGCTGAACGAATTTAGATATACCTGTTTTGTTATATTTGCAATATTAATATTATGGATACTGTCAACTACATATCCGTTCTTGTATATGTTCATGTTAAACCACCGTCCAAAAGGGGAGAAGCAAGGTATTCGTGATATTTATTGTCTGAATCAACTTCAACTGTATCTTTCAACAAAGCTCCTTCGCTATCCGCTAAATATTCATAATACAATGGATTAATCGGCAATGTCATACCCAACACATCAACCGTATCAATATCATTTAACTGATTAAATGTGAACGTAACAGAAACATCGTGATTGTCATTTGTATCATATTGAAATGTTGGATTAGCATCTGTATCTCCAATAGTAATCAATCCTCTTAAATCTATGAGCATTTTCAAACTGTTACTTGATACAAAATTCTCCCAATTTATAATGTCGTCATAAGTATCTATATATTGACTATCACCTGAGCAATCTATTTTGCCAAGTAATCCTGTAATAGACATCGTTCTCTGCTTTCGATTACCGCCAGTCGCTTTGCCATAGGCATTTTGGGTCTGATAAAATGTCTTATCCGTATTCAACGTGTAACCGTCATTAGTTAAATTAATATCTAATTGCCATATATTATCTTCGTCAATAGTATAAGTATTATCTTCTTCTGTAGGAACAAGTCCGATTACAGAGACTGTTCCTCTATGTAGTTGGATTTTATCCGATACAAGAGGAGAGATTGTTTTGACATTTACTTGCACACCATTAACGTCCATTGTATTATTACAAATACCAAAAATATAATATTGGTAATCACATAAATCTCCAACAGTGAAATCTTCTATCACACGTTGAGTAGGATTTTTAGTTTGGCATACTTTATGTAACGTATCTTGTTCGCCCAAGGTTTTATAAACTTGAAAATGGTCAATATTTTCATATGAACCATCAAAGTTACTTCCCACTAACGTATCATTAAAGTTTGCCAACAATTTTGTATCAGAATTCCAACTATAATTCCCATACGCTTGTGTTAATGTCTCTTTTAAATCATCAGAATGAGAGCCTTCGTCAATGCCAAAAGCATTGTATGTAACTCCGCCGAACAATTTTACTTTTGCCATTAACTATCACCTCCAACAGTCTTATTATCTTTTTGAGACATATTTTTTAAATAAACATTCTCAGTTTTTGTATCTATAATTACAAGCCATGTTTGTTCGCTCAAAGGTGTTTCCGTGTGATAATATAAATTATCGCCATAATTTATTTCACCGTTCATATACAAATAAGGAACAGAATAGTCCACTGTTTCTTTTGTCATGGCTTCATTTATTGCCTTTTTCTTATCTCCGACAGTCATATTGTCCCAATTTTCATATGGGGAGAACACTCGTCCGTACGAAGAGTATCCTGTACTTGGATTTTTTACTGATAGATAAAAATGCACACCATCCCACTTTAATGAAGTTGTTGTTCCATCATCCTCTGTAACTTCAAATATTGTACCGGTATAATCAGAGTCAATCCTGAATGTTGTATATATTGTACTCTTGCCAAACGATAATTCCTTTTCACCGTCTATAAAATCATATGTCAAAGAGTTGCCTTTATCCAAGTGACATACATTATTAGAGACAGTCAATGTAGTATCTATTTTATCAGTATCCTTATTATATGCAAGAAACTGATGTCCACCTTCAATTTCTTCATTAGCAATAATAGAATGTAATTCACTGAAATCAACAATTAAAGAATTATGTTTTCTGTATTCCTCAATTTTAATGTTCATAGGGTAGGAGATAGAATTATACTCTGCTTTAATATAAATTATTTTTTCAAATGTAGAGCCAACACTATCTGTTAAAGACAATGTTAATCTATACTCATTTCCACTGATAAATTTATCATATTGCCAATCTATATTGGTTGAATATATGTTGTTTGAATAAGAAACGGTTGAATATTTTGTATCCGATTCACGTCTTTCTAAAAGAAAACTATAATGACTAACACTTATTCCTTCGGATTGTAAATACTCACCAGTGATATGCAAATTGCTATATGATAAGGATAGGGGAGCAAGTTGCGTGTTTTCAGATAAATCTATCTCTCTTGTTACATTTGTTCCGTTCACACTTTCAAAGTTCTCGTACAATGTAATCGTAGGAGGTGTGTTTGTATCAAAGTAATATTGGTCTGTATCTATGTAATTACAATATATTGTATATGTATCATTGACAGAAACCTTAAGTTTACCACTTACAACCGCATAACCAAATTTAGGTTCACCATATGTATCTAAATCATCCGTTGAGTTGAACCATTTGACTGTCTTGTCGCCTCTCTCAGGGTCTTTTTTATATGCGTCATATTTTGGCAAAAAGTAATAATATTTTTTGATTTTTGCAAACGTATTCCCAACCTTAATATAGTAGTTCGCATTTTCATCATATCGTGTCCACAATTCTTTGTGTGGATTATTATCGGAAGTTTTTGTTAATGTACAATCCTTAAAATACATTTGCGTATGAGGATTTATCTTTAGAATTCGATTCCCATTCATTTCAGAACTATTCAAACCGTAATATGTTCCTTGATTAGATCCTGCGGACTCAGCCCCTGATAAAATTTCCATAACAGTACCTTTACCAATCCAAGAAGACGGCACATAATTAGACTTGGTATCGTCCTCATTAAACTTGGTATCGTCCTCATATATTCTCATCTTCCAAGTATACATTTCACCGGCGGCGAATGAAAACGTGGTTTCATCACTTGTTCTATTGCTGTCCGATTTGTATATCTTATATGTTGGAATGTTATTCTTAATAGGGTATGTAACCAACGAACTATAATTATTTTCTTGCAAATTTTGTATATCAAAATTATCAAAGTAATATTCATAATTGTTGTCATCTATCATTAATCGTGCTTTTGCAATCTTTCCACTTGATTGTAATTCGCATTGAAAATCAACTTCTTCATTTGGATTTACAACCTCTGCGTGTGGATATTGCAATGCTGGTTTTCTAAGCAAATGTTTCACCTCCTTAATTTTTTGCAATAAAAAAGACATCTAATTAAAGACGTCTTCGTGTTTTATGTATTTAGTTGTTTATTTTTGTTAATATTTACGCTATAGATTCTACTGCAATATCGCCCATGTAACAGTTTCAGGGCTTCGCTTATTTTGAATTGCGTTTCTAATCATAGTGTCCGATATTAAACGAAGTTCATTGTCTGTTGTTCCTAACTTTTCATTTCAGTTATTAATAAAAAAACGATAATGAGTAATTTATTTTAATTCAATTGTATTCATTCCTTATTGCTCCCACTTGCTTTTTTATTTATGTACCAAAGTAAAATGCCGATATATGGTTTGTATTTCCCTTGACTATCCTTACATAGATATTCCTGACGTATCTTATTTAATAACGCATCATTCCATAATCCTGTCTTACACTTGTTAATCATATATTTTTTCATGCTATCAAGAGCAGCCTTTCTATTGAGTGGAAGCCGAGCATCTAAACAGTTTAAATTCAAAGTTATCGTCAAATCAGTATTTATTTGAGGATTATCTGAATAAATTTCTCCCGTTCCTTGATGATATGAAATTTCCGCAATAGATGAATACAACCACGGATTAACTGTAAGAGGAGTATCTCCTCGATGAGCATCACAAGTTTGATTCTTATAAGCACAATTTCTATTTATCTTACAAACACCAAGCATGTATTTATAGTCGAGTGCCATTTTGTCATTAACTTTTGATTGCGGATAATAATGTTCAATTGTTACTTCATCAACAGAGTTTATTCGTCTCATACAATAAGCACATAAGTATCCTTGTTCATCAAGTAATGATTGACGAATATCGTCCTTTTTATCGAAACCATCAAAATATGCATTTTTTGACTTTTTGTATTCCGTAAGCGACTTAGGCTCTTTATCTTTATTTATATAGAACATATAGCAACCTCATATATCCATTTTTTCTAACTCAAGAGTAGTTTCAGCCCCTACAATATCAGGATCGTTTTCGTGTAGTTTTTCTTTTAATGAAGTTAAGATTTTCTCGGCAGTAGATATATCTCCTTTATCTATTGCATCATAAAACTCTACAAACACTGATTGTATAGATGGAACACGTTCATCTGAACCTTGCAATATATTAAGAATATCATTGATTTTATATCCATAAGCATTATTTTTGTATTCAACACCGTTATCATTTATATCTATAATATTTTCGCCTTTGAAAGATGATAAAATTATAGAAGAATGAGTAGTAGCGATAAATTGAACATGAGGAAATGTTTGCTCTAAAGCAGAAATTATATGCCATTGCCATTTTGGATGTAAATGCAAATCCAATTCATCTATCAAGACAACTCCGTCTGTTTTATATGCATTGTCACGCATATTTGGATTTAATATAGCCATTCGACAAGCAATGTCTAAAACCATACCAATCATTGAACGATAGCCTGCACTAAGAAATCTTAATGGAAGTACCTCATCATCAATTCTACACATTAATTCTTCGGTACGCTTATCATAGAATACACAAACATTATCACTGTTGGTCATATACGATATGAATTTTGCAACCGCAAATTTAGCACTTTCATATTCACCTATTTTTTTATTCAATTGCCATGAAATTTGCTCCATACGCTTGAACCAATTTGTAAGCATTTTAGTATTGGAAGATTCGTCTAAACAGTCAGTATATCCTACAACTCTTGAAAAATCATCTTGAAAAGGATTATTCCATTTATCACGTTTTTGTGACCACATTCTTGCCGCACTTTGATAACTTATAATTGGAAGGGGAGAGTCGTCATCATTTGCTAATATTGTTGCCGCTTTGCATATATCACGAGGTTCTATGGTTGTACGAGAACTTTTAACACTGACTTTCTTTCGTGTAAAAGAATAACTTTCATCTCCCAATGTTAAATCACACTCTACCATAATAGGAGTAAGAAATTTGGTATTATACGAACCATCACCAATCCATGAATTTACACGGCGAATTTCATCGCTGTTAAAATGTATTGTTGAAATACTGTCAATTCCAGCCAAAAACCCACCCAATGCAACAGAGATTGCTTCAAGTACAGATGTTTTTCCAGAACTGTTATCACCTATAATTAAATTAAATCCCTTGTTAAAATTTAATTCAATATGTTCAATTTTCTTAAAATTTGTAATATTAATTTTATTAATATACATAGAGTAATCCTCCAAATTTAGATACAATAAATTGAAATTATATTTATTATATCATAGTATGTTTTCGATTACAAGCATTTATGCCAATTATAGTGCCGTAGATTAGCTACAGCACAACCCAAGTGATACTTGGTTAGCCTTGTCGGTTTAACTTGTTTTCTCAAGTGTCCTTGCTGGACTAAAAACAGTTACGCAATATAACGTAGCTGTTCATTTCTTTATCACCTTAACTTTTAAATTATTATCTTCGTCTATATTAAAGGTAAAATCATGAATGTTCATATAATTTACCCAATTTATATAATCTTGATTGACTGTATTTCTTATTAACGGCTTAGCTGTAACTAATGACTTTTCGCTTTTTATAGCATATGCTCCCATGATAATTCCTCCTTTTATATTTAGGAATATCATAACCGATTTCTTTCAAAAAATCAATACCAATCTACGAAATTCCTTGATTCAACCAATAAAAAAACAGCATTAGACAGTCACTCCCAAAAGGGAGCAACCATCTAACTTATAACTTATATTTTTGTGTTCTTTATAATTGGATATTGTGATTTAACTTTGTCTGTCAAAGAATCTACAAAAGCATTTGCGTCTGGAACAGGGTCAGTCACATTTATATCGCCCGTAAACGTAATGCTTTCGGTAGTTGTTGTTGAATTGTTAGTTGTAGGCATTTGTTGAGGAGATTGCTTAAAGATAGAAACTTGGTCAATAAAGTTTTGAGGATTCTTTGCAAATTCCCACAATACATCAGTCGCTTCATTATCAAAGACCATATCGCCAGCATTAAGCATAGAATAACGACCGACAGACAACTTTCTTAACTTAGCCTCGTAACCATCCTCATCAGTAATCGCAAGACCACCTTTAGCTGACTTTGTTCCAGTTGCATAATGGGCAGTAGCAATAGAACCAACAGACGGCAAATTAGCATTATATTCTTCAATCTTATTTGTTATCATTTCAGACAATTTAATACCTAACTGTTCATTCAATGCGGAAAGAAGTTTTGTATTGTCTTGGCCGGTAGATAACAACATATCAGCCAAAGCAATATATTCTTCATGAGATGCGTGCCAACTGTCAAAGAATATAGCTTCTTGTTCAGTCAATCCGCCATTCTCTTTACAGAAGTTTTCAATATCACTGTAATCTTGTGAGAAATCATTTGCGAATATTGGAGCACCAAAGTCGCTTGTTTGCTCGTAATCTAAAGGACTGCTTGCTACTTTAATATTTCTTGCAATCTCAAGTCTTTGTGCTTTTGCACGGTCTTCAGCTGACAAATAACCATTCTGTTTCTTTGCCAATTCATAGTATTTTTCTAACTCAGCAGCATAATCAGTAATCTGCTCGGTCTGCTCGGCTTGTTTTATTTGAACTTTTGCATCGCCGTTTGCACCCATAGGCGAAGTCGATTCAAGTCCTCCATGTTCAAAAGTTTGAGGAGCATACTGACTGTTAATAGGATCTGCCGTAAGTTTGTTATTACGATGCGTTTCATTTATCTTACTAAAGACTTCATGAATTTCTTCAGATATAACACCATCTTTCAAAAGGTCGTCAAGGCTACTTTGATTTAAGTCATAGTCCTTATTATAGTAGAACTGTCTGCCTATTTCTACATTATTAAGTCCAGCGACTTGACCATTAAATGATTCATCAGAAGTTGAATATTCATTCGCCCAACCGATATTACTACCGCCAAGCATAATATTTGATGCAATAAGAGCTTCAGTAGATTCCAATGTTTCAGTATGACGTTTCTTTTCATCATCACTTAGTCCGTTCAATACTTCAATGTATTTATCATTCGCTGAAATCATCTTTTGAGTTATATCACTCTGTGCTTCCATGTCACGCACATTCTCATTCTCAACATTATCTTGAATAAGATTATCACGAGCCATTGTAGCCTTAGTCGCTTCTAACTGAGTATTATACAACTTTTCAGGGTCAGCAACATTAACCCATCTGTCGCCGACAAGAATACGAGTATCACGTTCTTTTAAAGTGTTTTGGAATTCAGCATTTTTCTTTGTGACTTCAAGATTCTGTTTCGCAACTTCTAATTGTTCTTTTAACTGTTCAATACGGCGATTATAAGCATTTGTAATTTGTTGTTCTTGATAGTAATCTTCTTCACCTAATGTACTGATGTCAGATTTATACTTCTTATAGGCTCTTGCCATTTCATTATTCAAGCCATTGATAGTATTCATCATATCTGAGTAGTCATTCTCATTAAAGAGCAATGCCCTTGTATCATCATCTAACCACTGAGAAAGATTTTTATTTGCGATAAGTTCACTTTGATAATCCAAAGCAGCATCTCTCAATGATTGTTGGAATGAATACTGTTCTTGTAATGCAGAAGTAATAGCTTTCTCTTTATTCAAACGAACGTCTAAGATTTTATTAAGCTTTTCATAACGACTGGTTTCTAACTCAATCTTTTGATTTGCTTCTTCTTGCTCTTGGTCTTGAATTTCATTATTTAAGTTACGAATGTTTTCAGTACCTTCAAGATATACTTGAGAATTTTTCTGCATTTCAGAAGCAAGTTGCTTAAAGGCCTGAACTAAGTCACTTCCACCAATACCCTCTAATAACTCAACAGTTTCATTATATGCCGCATCATTAAAGCTACCGTCCGCATTATATAGTTCACTCATCTTAACATTTTCTAAGACTGTTTTTCGTTGTCCCGTAGCATTTTCATATATTTCTTGATTAGCCTTATGGGCAGCGTCTACACGTTCTTGTTCAATGTCACGTTCCTTTTTCATACTCTCGGTAATTTCTTTTGCAAGTTTGGCTTTTTCTTCATCATCAGTTGACCTATTGTATTGGTCTTGAAGAATATTTCTATCATACTGCAACATACCGGTTTCACGAGTATATTTAGAATCTCTGTTGGCGATGTCTTGAAGCTTACGTTCAGTAATTTGCTCCATAGTATCGGCATAATTTGACTCAATCTCGTCTATATTCTCATTGATGTCTTTAAGTTCATCTCTTGCTTTTTGAGCTAATTCAGCCGTAGGTGCGTCTTGAATAAGCTTTTTTAGAACTTCCGATTTATCCTTTAGTTCATCAAGTGCATCTTTCATATTATCAGCAACAAGTGTTTGTTGAGTGATAAGAGATTCCGTTGCTTTCTTTGAAGCCTCATCAGCAAACTTAAAGTAGTCACTCATATAGTTGCCGTCAGTAGGATGTTCTACCCATTTCTTAAAACGCTCTTTAAAGTCAGATTGCCAAGAATCATACTTATCCTTTTCAGCATAGTATTTTTCATAGAAATCTTCACTATAAGAATTCAATATATTAGATAAATCATCTTCCGCCCATTTCTCATAATCGGCGAAGTCTTTCGCATAATCCTTAAACTGCATAAGAATATCAGAAGTGATTGTATCATCATCGCCCCAACTGTCAGTCAGCTTATCTATGGCTTCAAGTGTTGGTAAGTCAAGCTTTTTAATATCATCAGACAATACACCACTGTCTAATTTGCTCTCAATACTCTTGAGCGTTTGATTTATCTTTGATGTATTTTCTTCTGCTTTACGTTCTTCGGCAGTTTGTTCCTTTTCTTCGTCTGTATTATCGGTATTAACACTGACTGATGTATTACCATTCTTTAAGAACTGTACGGGCTTCTTATCACCGCCATACTTCTTAATCTTAGCATAATCATCTCCGTTAATAACAGGGAATGGCTTATTTGAAACAAACATCTGTGGTTTACCATCGCCAAGAGGAACAACTTTGTCGTTTTGATCAATAGTAGCCTCTGCTTTTTCTTCATTTACAAGTGCCGTAACTCCGGCACCGACCATTCCACCGTCTTTCTTTTGAGTAAACGGAACATCAAAACTATAACTACTTTGCTTTTTGTCGCCTAAAGACTTTACATTGCCAACTTTAGTAGCCGGTGTATGAGTATTAGTCTTAAATGTACCATAAACTTGTTGAAGTTTAGACATAAACTCTTGCATTTTTTGAGTTAATACAGAAGTTCCGCCAACAGAAGGCATATCAGAAAAATCAAAGCCCTCCAACGAGCCTAAATTCTCAATTAAAGTAATTGCATGATTTAGATTACCATACGGAGGAGTACCGCCATTAGCCTTATAAGCGGGAGCAATAGCTGATTTCTTAACTTCAAATTCAACCATATCTTGTCCGTTGTTATGACCCCACTTGTTGGCAGGGTTATTATCGTACCAAGTATATGCTTGCGACTTCTCGTCCATTATGATACCGTAAAATACACTACCGTCATCTTGAGTGTATCTCATAACATCTCCAGGGTTACCAAAAGTAGACGTCATTGCTACAAGACGAGCGCCTTTATATGTATAGATACCATTCTCATCGGTTGATAAATCGCCACTATCCAACAACTTCTTAAACAACTTCCAAGCACTTGAACTTGTATCCCAATATCCAAGCGATGAACCCAAATATCCATTTTCGTCAAAAGCGGTATATGAATGTGACTTACCTACACCTTGTCCGAAATCATTTGTATCCCAAGATTGTTGAACTGTATTATTTGTTATACCCGAATTATTACTTCTTGTAGAGCCGTTATTCACTCTATTCTTGACATGGTTTATGCCTAATATCCTTGATATGGCGTCTTTTGCATTTGGTGTACCATTAGCATAAGCATGACGTACATTGCCGTTTAAAATTCGCTTTGTATCAGCATAAGGGATAACAGTATCACCTCTGTCAAGATTAACAATCTGTGTGCCGTCTAAGCCAGTAAGATATGCTTTACCTGTCTTTTGTCTGATAAGAATTTCAGGTGTAGGATAGTTTAATCCTCTTACTTCTGCTTCATCCCCGAGTTTAGCAAGCCCAGGCAATGCACCCTCAGTACCTTTATAATAACGTCTTGCACCAAGATAAGCACTTGTCCAATATGTACTAAAATCACTCTCTTTTACAACATCACCAGTGTGTGGAGAATGAATAATCTTATTATTGCCTTCATAGATACCAACGTGTGTTGCTTCGCCATTTCCATAGAATACCAAGTCACCAGCTTGAAGATTACTTTTATCAACGGCTTGACCTGACGCAAATTGTTCTTGAGAAGTTCTCGGTATTGACTTACCGTTCTGTGCCAATACATACTGTGTAAATCCCGAACAGTCAAAACCTGATGGTGAAGTTCCGCCCCAAACATAAGGTGTTCCAAGAAATGATTTTGCAGTATTGATTATTTCATTATCACCTTGAGGGTTAGTTTGAGAATTACCAGACAAAGCACCATTATTAACATTGATAGCAAAGTTCATCTGAACCTCCCACGACTAAAGTCGTAGGGTTCTCGGTCAATAGTTCCCACGAACTAAGTATCACCGAGCTATCCCCGCAGTTCCTACGGTTCTTATATATTACTTAAATATTTAATATCCTTAATCCCTCATTCAAAATATTAATAGCTGCATTTACATCTCTATCTAATTCTGAATGACATTCTGGACAAATCCAATTACGAACATTTTCATCTTTCTTACCGTCTTTATGTCCACAACAATGACATACCTGTGATGACGGATAATATCTATCTATAACTGATAGTTTCTTTCCGTACCATTGTGATTTATATGTTAACATTCTACGGAATTCAGACCATGATACATCACCAACACGTTTGTTTCTTAGTGATGAATCAGTTTCTCTCATAGATTTAACATCTAAATCTTCAATACAGATCACATCAAAATTTTTCACAATGTTTGTTGTTAACTTATGTAAGAAATCATTTCGTTGATTTGAAATATGTTTTTGCAATTTTGCAACTTTGATTCTTGCCTTATTCCAACGATTACTACCAATTGTTTTTCTTGATAATTCTCGTTGCAATTTGGCGAGTTTTCTTTCTGACTTTTCGTAAAATCGAGGATTTTCAATTTTAGCACCATTAGATAATATAGCGAAATCTACAATACCTAAATCTATACCAATATTCTGACTTGTCTTTTCGTATTGTACAAATTCAACATCTGTACAACATAACGAACAGTAATATTGTCCATTTGATTCTTGTGATATTGTGGCATTTAAAATTCGTCCTTGTGGAATTTGTTTATCTCTTACTTTTACTAATCCAAGTTTAGGAAGTTTAATATGCTTATTTTCAAAACGAATATTATTGTTTGTACAACTTGTTCTATAAGATTTATGTCTGTCTTTCTTTGATTTGAATTTAGGATAACCAGAATGTTCTTTAAAAAACTTCTGATATGCTATGTCTAAATCTTTTAACGATTTTTGTAAAGAATCTTTATCTGGCTCTTTTAACCAAATCAACTCTTTCTTTAATTGAGTTAAATCTTTAGAACACATATTGTATGTAAATGTTGCCTTGTCCTTTTCATAATATTCTTTTCGTTTATTAAGATAATAGTTATATACAAATCTACAACATCCAAATGTCTTTTGAATTAATTCTTCTTGTTGTTTATTTGGATAAATTCTATACTTATAAGCTTTTTCAGCCATAATATCACTTCCTTTCACTTAATTATTCTCCGTTTAAAAAGTGAAAGGTTATTAAGTTTTAAATAATATATAAGAACCGTAAGATTCTTTAATCGTATTAGAGGTTGTCGTTCACATAGAGTCGCTAATTCTATGCATCCTTATCTACCTTATTGTTTAGTAGTAGGTATCTTACATTTTCATGTAAGCACAGACTATATCTTCACCCTCACCATTATGTGTTAGGGGTTACTCACTTCGGAACGCTTGTTCCTACTTCCCTCAAGAGGAATAGTCGTTGAAGGCTCTCTTTCGAGATTCCCTGCTGATTATCCATTATTAAAGTGTTTAGGATTTAACCTTGCACCATCTATTCAATTTTTTCTACTTTCGTAACGTTCACGCTTACACCTTTTAAGGTATTACGTTGTAGTTTGAATAGCTTTAGGAATTTCCAGCAATTTCGAGTAATATTGGATGCCATAAGCACCACTACACGCAAGTTTCCCTACGTGCTGACTATTTCGTAAATGTTCACTTACTCATGACTAAAGTCACGAGTGTGCGTTCACGATTTAATCAACTGTATTTTCACCAAATACTTCATTCATTAATGATATGATTTCTTGTATCTTATTAGCAATTAACACTTGCAATGCGTTCCAAGATTGCTCCGATATAGACGGTGCAATTATTTGTAGTGACTGAATAGCCCTTGCACCATTGGCAGCAATGGTTTTAGCATCTGTCATATATTGCCCAATAGTATCATTCATACTATTCCAAGAAGATGATAACAAAGTCAATGCTTGTAGCGGATCATCTTGTACAAATTTATCCCAAGCGTCTTTGCCATTAATACCTGCTTGTTGCAACAGAGAAGTTACGTTGCTATCAAGCAAATCCCAACTACTCATTCCACCATCTTGCATTAGGTTAAATGCTTGAAGTGAATTATTTGAGTCTTTTATCCAATCAGTCCAATTATCTGCATTTACATTCAATTCAGACAATTTATTCTGCAATTCATTCGGTAAATCGTCCCAAGCTGAATTTTGCAAAATAAGTCCAACAACCGAATCTGAAAGTGTACTCTTATCAGCTTTGTCAAGTGACTGCGATGTCATATTAACGATAGTGTTAGACAAATCTTTGTACATCTTCTTATCAGTCAAACTGTTCTTGAATGCATTTTGTACGGCACTAAATTTTATATTGCCTTTTAAAGCATTAAACTCATTGTTGATTTCCGCAATAGTTTCTTCAACCATTGCTTGTACGTCAACATCTGAATACAATGCTTGAGTAGATAATGTGTTATATGGAATAGGTGAGAATGAAACATTTGTATTACCTTGTGCAAACTTGTCAACCGTTGCAGATTGAATATTTTCAATAGGCTGATAGAAATACTTCATACCAGTATATTTAATGATATTCTGCAAGTCTTTTGCATTGACAATGCGAGTATTCGGAGGTAATTCAGATAGTTGTGCTTCATTATTGAATAGATGAAGTTTGCCGTCTTGTCCTATATACGCTTCTTGTCCTGCATATGCTCCCGTACCGTCACCTGTGATTGTAAGTCCTTGTGATGTTGTACCGCCTTTGGCATAGAAATTAACTGAACCTGCTGGATATAACTCTGTTGAACCATAAAAAGCATGGACAGATCCATCAGACCAAACCTTAAAAGTATTTGGTAAATTATAGTCTGATATATTCATTTTACCAAAAGCTATTTCTTTTCCATTGCTTTTATAATAGACTTTACCATCATTACCAACATGGGCACTTGTTATATTTTTCTTCCCTTTAGTTACAGTTGAAGAATTATTATTAGTGTTTTCACTTTTACTTGACGGTTGATATGGGGAAGTTGGAGTTGACAAATATGGGCTCCAAGACTTTTTAGAATCAGATGGTTCAAATTGAGAATTAAGAGCATCTTCTTTTTCTTGCTTTGCTTGCGCCCAAGCATCTTTAACCGACATTGCAGCATTAACTTGTCTACCAGCCGAACTTTCTGCTTCATCAGCAGTATTCATATACTCATCGCCAATATTCTTAACACTGTCTGAAACCTCAATATTTTGACCTATAACGTCATTAATCTTATCTTGATAGTCCTCATAAGCTTCTTGAAGTTCTTCTTGATATTCTTGACGTTGCTTTTCACGTTCCTCTTTTTCTTCCGCATAAGACATATCTGTTGCTTTCTTACGGATTTTAGCAATAGCGTTTTGATAACGTTTTTCTTCCTTGATAAGCTTATTATTTTCTGCTCTCTGCTTAGTAACCTTGTCTTTTGAGATAGATGGTAGGAGAGTAGCCGACCAAAAACCATCACCCGACAATGAACCATTCTTAATAACATTAAAGGTATTATCCAAAATACTCTTAGCATTGTTTACTTGTTCAACAGTAGCACTTGCAGATTCGCCCAAATAATCTGTTGCTGTTTCAAACAATGAATTTCTATACTCAATGATATTCTTTTCATTTTCAAAGAAACTGTCAGATAAGCTTTCAAGTCTTGAAGCAAGTTCTTCTGCTTCATCTGCCGTTTGTGGCTCAATAGCCAATAACCTCTCAAGTTCAACACGCATTTCACCGCCGTAACGTGAAGCTCCTAGGAATTGTTGACCGATAATGCTTAGCTTTGCACTGTAATCTTTTTCAAATGTCAAATCAAGCTTTGAAGATAATCTATCAAGTGATTGTTCAAACTTATTAAGGTCTTGTGTAATCGTTTCAATACTGTATTTTAAGTTTGATAAATGCTCTGCCTTATCAAGTTCTTCAAGTTTTTCGTTAATATCTTTAAGCTTATCATTGTAATCCTTTAATGCTTTCGCCTTGTCTTTTTCAGACTTAGAACTGTTTGAAGATTTGCCTAAACTGCCTTTGTTAATTCCGTCTATTGTGTTTTTAGCCCAAGTTTGATATGCGTCTACTCGTGACTTCAAACGTTCTGCAACATCATCACTGATTGTACCTGCTGCTTGAGCCTCTGCTATCTTTGCATATACCAAACCCCATGTACTTTCAGTTGCTCCGTCTGTGGCTTGAGTCAAATATTGAAGTTGCTCGGCTTCACTGCCTAACTTGGTTACACTGTCTACTAATGTTGACGCTTGTTTTGCCGCAAGGTCATTTATTCTTGCTTCTGTAAGCTTATATAAGTTTTCGGAAGTAAGTGCAAGTGTACCGTTTTCGTCCATCAACAGATTTAAGTATTCAGGCTCTAATTCCATTAAGCTTTGGAATGTATCAACCGAGATATATCCGTTCTCATTGTATTCTTCAATGGCTGTCGATGCTATTTGATATGCTGATTGGATTTTGTCTAATGAATCGTTGAGTTCTTTTAAGGCGATTGAATTAGTATCCGCCGCCTCAGTAACCTTATTAAATGTATTAGCAAGATTACCGTACCATGAACTATCATCTTCCGCTATGACACCTAAGCTTACAAGCTTATTGTACAATTCACTGCCGACTGGAATTAAGTCTTTAATCTTCTCGCCGGTTAATTCACCAACATCACCTAAAGATTCAAGTTGTGACTTTATGTCTGAAAACTCGTCCTTGTTTAATATACGAGTAAAAGCATTATACTTTGCGTCTGTACCGCCGGTTTCGATTGCAACTCTATCACGAAAATCATTGATATAATCAAGATATTCATTTACCTTACGTTCATCATCATTTTGCGGATTTGTTATGTAGTCAATTCCGTCCGAATCAGTCAGCCATTGTTGAGATTTATCATTAAGATATGTTTCTATCTCTTTGATTTGCTTGTCAATTCTGTCTTTGTCTTTTTGAGTTGTGGCATTTGCGTATTGGTCTTTTAAGCTTTCATACTGTTGGAATTGTTGTTCAATATATGAGCGTTCATCTTCCTTGTATCCTGCTGCCAACCCACCTGCTGCGAAATTTCTAAAGAATGACCCCCAAGACAAAGTTTTATGTGCGGCTTGTTCAGCAGAAAAATATTGATATTCGCTACTATCATCAACATCTTTTTTCATTGTCTTGACAAATTGTTTATTGACGTTATTTTGTGCAAGCTTTTTACTTTGCTCCAATAAATCTTGTTGACGTTTTAATTCTGCATTTGTTTCTTTAAGTCTGTCTAATTCTTCTTGTTCAACAAAGGTTAAGTTATCTTTGGCGTTAAGTTCAGCAATACGTTGAGCCGTTGTTGCCATTTCGTCTTGAATAGATTTAATTTTTGATTCAAATTCTTCATATTTAGATTTTAAATCTTCAAGCTTTTCTCTATTATTTTCTTCAGCTTTTGTTAGCTGATTCCAAGCCCATATTACACCTTGGATAGCTAAGCCAATTCCTAGACGTATAAGGGCATTTTCGGCGATACGGAGAGCTTTGACTCCGATTTCTGCCAATTTTGCCTTGACTGTCATCGACTGAAGTGCATCAGCAATAGCATTTTGAGATAAAATAAATCCTTTACCACTTGCAATAAGATTTTTTTGATTATCAAATAATGACTGTGCAGCATTACTACTTGTTAGCATTGTTTTATTCCAAGCGGTTTGAGAAGATAAATTTTCTGTACTTACAAGTCTGTTGTATTCTTTTATGTTTTTTATATCTTGTTGAGTTATTCCTATAGATAAACTATTAATTCCACCTTTTATACCGCCAACAGATATAGCATTGGAGATGTCCGCAAAGCTACGTTTAAATATCCCTAATTTATTTATAATACCATCTAATTTTGTTTCAAAAGTTTTGAATATCGTACTAATTTTGTCATTGTGGATTTGACTATTTTATAAAATAATGGTATAATTTATTGTATATAGGAGTGATGTAAAAATGAAATTATGTATGTCCTGTTTGGAAGAACTATTTGACAAAGATACATTTTGTCCTAAATGTAATAACAAGAATTTAATTTGCAATAAAGAACTACAACAAATTAAATTGGAATTAAAAAACGTAAACCAAAGAAAAAAGAACAAATTATTACTAAATCCTAAATATGCATGTGTCGATATGTATATTAATATAAAGCAAAAACGAGATGCTTATCCAGAAATAATCAAAATATACGAAACACATAATAAAATAAACGATAATATTAATTTATCATTTTCTGAATCGCAAGGCGAAAACACATCAAGCACATCCTCATCCGTCCGTTGCCCTAAATGCGGTTCATATTCAGTTGCAACAACGAATAGGGGATATAGTCTACTCACTGGATTTATAGGTTCCGGCAGTCCACGAAATGTATGTCAAAAGTGCGGTCATAAGTGGAAGCCGGGGAAGTAAATCACTCTATACCAAGTTCTTTCAAAATACGTTGCCTTTCGGCTTCCGTACAACATCTAAGAATATCGTCTGACAAAATATCCTTGTCAATATAATTTAATGATAACTCCTCAAAGAGTTCAGCAACTTGTTTATTTAATTTCAAAGAAAACATCTCCTTTCGAAAAGTTGGAATATAAATAGTATAAAAATATTGCAAAATATATAAATATGTTATATAATATTATCAAAAGATTGGAGTGATAAATATGATAACAGATGTAACACGCCGTAGTTTATTTGAAAAACTATATGACGAATGCAAAGATAGTAGAGACTTTCAATCATCGAGAAAATGGCAAACAATAGTTATCTACATTGCATTATTAACATTATTTATAGGTAATTTTGATTCTTTGCAAACAATAAACGCAAACCAAAAAGGTTTATTACCAATCGTTACTATAGTTTTATGCTTTGTTGGTTATATTTGTTTTTCGATGGTTTTAAGTTTAAGGTCATGGCACATTCAATACACAAAATGTTGTCAAGTCATTTCGCATGCATTAATGTGCAAAGAAACATTAGATGAATTTGAAGCCTTAAATGAATTTATTGAAACACATCTGATTCCTAAAAAAGTAACATTTAAAAGAATGTTCCAAGGAATTGAAAATCGCGTAACAATATTTTTACTTGTATTAATTCTCATGCCTATACTTATTCTATTAAATACATTTAATGCAAATTCTATCTTGTATATTTTGATTTCAATTATACATTTTGCAGTATGTCTATACTTAATGTATATTAATGAAGTCAAAGCAGAAAAATGGAAAACATGGATATTAAATTTCGATAAGATAAAATAGCAAATTAAAACCCATACGTAGAGAGACATTTGAGTCTCTCTTTTTGATATTTAATAAAAGATGTCCCATTGATATGCATTATAGTCGGGCGAGCATTCTTGAACAATAAAAGTTCCCAATTCTTCGGTCTTAGCCGTTTCTCTAACACCATTACCGTAACTATCATAAACACCAAGAATTTTTTTTGTTTTTATAGCAATAAAGGATTCGCCATATTTCTTTTGAAAGTCAGTATAGTGTTCTTTAAACCAAGCAAAATCTTCGCTCATAAAAATATTCTCCTTTATATAAGATGTTGTTTATCAGCAGGGCGATAATGCTCAATATCTTCCATAGCCTTATTAATGAGCTCTTGTATCATCTGTATCCCTTGTGGATTTCTGAATTTCTTGGAAATCTTTATGTCGGCTGACATTACATGTAGTTTCATTTATGTCATTCCTTTCAAAATATTTTCAAACACAAAATAACAAAAGCCACGGTATTAACCGTGACCTTTGCCGTTTGTTATCGTGAGAATCATGGTTACACCAATCATCTCTACCTCCATTTCATGACTTACATATAGCGACAGTTACACCGTTCTATACACAAGAAACGTAAATAAGCGACAGTTACACCGTTCTTATCTACAATGAAAGTATATTAATTTATTTAGCTTTTACCCAAAATCATTTTATTGATATAGGAGCTAATATACTATTTAATTGTATGTTATCTTGATGGGAAAGAGAAATCTCAACTTCTTTTTCATCGCTTGTCAACAAATGTGGCTGTCTAATTATATCTAAAGCCTTGATTACTTCCATAACAGTATATTTCTTTCTCTCATTCAAGAACTTACACATATATCTATCTACACCATGTGGTAATAAATTCTCTGGAGGAATATCGGCATCACAATTTAAAAAATATTTTACAATTAACCAACCTTGATAAAAAATCTCCATGAATGATTCATCATAAGGAACAGGACATATAACAAGATTTTTCATGTCATTAACATAAATCTTATCGGACTTACCTTGTCTTGCCGGCACAATTGCAAGTCTTAATCCTCTTGCTGCCTCCAAATGACGAGGATTAATTTTTACTGTTGTTCCTACCCATTTATCTGGCTCGGATTTACCAACAAATAAATCAGCTTTCCAAAGACCATTGATGCTATTTGGTAACTTTTCTCTCATAGATGGCTTCCTAAAAGCATTAATTACTCCTTGGATGTGTCTCTTTAATTTTATTGGTTGTCCTTTATGTCCAGTTAATAATTGTGAATCATCAGTTAAATGTTCTTCAACACTATCTATAAGCTGTAATGCTCCTGATTTCTCCGCACCAAATAAAATAGAAGACGGATCTCCATTCTTAATTTTACAATGTTTAGTCAATGCAGTATCTATTCTATCTAATACGTCGGGATTATTATTTATGATTGCGTCATGTACTGCATATTCGAAACAAATACCACAATCTCCATCACCGCTACGGTATAAACGAGCTAATTTCCACAATGATATTTTATCATATCCGCCCTCATCAGTAACTATTTCTCGATTCAAAGAGAGCAAAATTCCTTTTAAAATAGGAGAAATAACTGCAGCGAGAGCTTCTACTTCAGATTGAACTTCATTTTCTTGACGATATTGTAATAATTTCATCTTTAGTCTCTCCAATTACATTTTCCTCCATTATATCACATTATCTTTGAATAGTCAAATTTACATACTCTCCACAAAATCCGCAACAACATCACCCAGGTGAATAGGGGAGAGTTGATACTTATTTATATCATTAACAAATTTTTTAACCCTATCCTTGTCGGCAGATATATCATCTATTTGTAAATCCCCATATTTAACACCGTAGACAGAAATATCATTCTTCTTTTTCTCAATCATTTCATACATTTTTTCGTCCTCTTTTTCATAATAATTTTTTCTCCACAATTATATAACATATGGCATTATATAGCAATACGTTATAAATAATTGTAAATAAGTTGTAAAATTGTTATTGCAATTTTGTTACATACAAAAAGAACGCATCCGTAGACACGCTCAAACAAGAATATATTGACAGTTAATGTTGAATTTGATATAATAATGTTGTGGAAATCATGCCGTCATACAGTTGAGTTTTCTCCATCTTTGTAGACGGTATGACGGTTTATGACGGTTGCCTTTCATCTCGCCTGAGCGGAATGGAGGCTATGTATAAGCTCTTGTCGAGAAATTTTCTTGAAAGGAGGCTGATACATATTACTTTAGTAAATATAGCTGCTATTTGTGGTATTTTAAGTTTGATTTATCAACTTATAAAAGACATAATAGCGATTATAAAGAAAAAGTGAGCCGTCTGCTGCAACAGATTGGCTCACTATAATTGAGATTAAATAATCTCAAATAAGTGTAAACATTATCAGTTGTGGCAACCGTCTTTGGTTTCCACATTTTTTATTTCTATAAATATTATATCACATTTAGTTATATTGTCAATACAATTTTTTATTATTATATTCATCTTGTCAGATGAAAAGTTTGCATTTCTTATCATAGTCCTAATGCAAAAGAACTCCACAACGTAGAAGTAGTAGATAAGTTACTAACTCATAATTTCATAGCTACGTTTCTATGATAGTGCCGAGTACCTATTCTCATTGGCAGCGTTTCATATACCAAATCGCGCCCATGTTACTACTGTGGCGGTTTCTCCTTATATAAAGGAGACTTCCGACCTGACCACACGAATTCACACATTGTCACTATAGCCTAATTTGTTACCAAAATAGGAGAGTAGTGTGAGGTTGACGTGCTTCCCAGTTGCATGTTTATGACATACAAGTCCTTCAGACGTTATCGGGCGTTTATCATCGTGTATTTCACGATTTAGCATATTCTAAACTAATCGTATCCGATAGAATTATATATGCTGTCGGCATATTCAAAACAATGAGAGCTAACTAATATAATTCGCTCTACCGACATTTTTTACTCCTAAGATTGTACCGATTGTTAAACCAGCAGTACCAAACAATCCAAGTTTATCTGTTATTTTATTTATAAGGTCTAAAACTGTATTTAAAACTTTAACTCCTGAATTAAGTGTATCTGAATCAAGAATGTTTTGTACAGTATCAGTCCAAGTATTTGATAGCTTATTAAGGCTACCTTCTAAGCTATTGGCTGTCTTTTCAGCCTCTTCTGCCATTGAACCGTCGCCATCAGCATATTGCTGTAACATATTCTCATATGTTGACCAATTCTCAAGAATTGCATTCAAAGCGTTAGCTCTGTACTTTCCACCAATAGCACTTAACAAATTTGCTCTCTTGGCATCATCTTTATCAAGTTTTGTATATTCAGCCGACAATTCTTTAAGAATTTGCATTGGCTCTTTTAATGAAACCGCACCGTCTTTGACTTCACTTAAAGAGACGCCAAGTGCTTCACAAGCTTTTTCGTATTTTGTCAAGGACTCTTGATCAATTTCTTCTCCGTCCACTTCGCCAGTAACTTGTCTAAGATTCATTAAGATGCCTTTAAATGCGTTACCCATTTGAGAACCGCCTTGTTGTGTAACGGCAATAAGAGTTCCTAACGCAGCGGTCGTTTCTTCTACACTAATTTGAGAAGATGCGGCTTGAGAACCTACAACTTTCATACCCTCCGCAAGTTCAGTCATATTTACTGCATTATGATTAGTAATTTCATTTGCACCGTCTAAAGTTTGCGTTAATTTTTGAACACTACCTTCCATCCCGTAAGCTTTATCGGTAGCGATAATATATGAGTTTGCAAGTTCAGCTGTCATATCTCCTGCACCTTGTGCGGCAGTTGACAGTTCAGCTATATTTTCCGCATTCTCATAGCCGGCACGAGATGCTTCTTGGACTCCCGACAAGTAATCAGTTGCTTTCTTACCGTATTTTGAAGCTGTTTCAAATGCGTTGTTTCCAATATTCTTTAAATCAGACTTAGATAATTTATCATTTGTTTTGCTGATTTCAGTCAAAATAGTATCTATTTCTTTAAGTTCTGTAACAGCCTCTTTTGTTTTAGAAACTACTAACATAACAGCGGAACTTGCAGACAACCATGTTTTAAACGAATCAACTGCTTGTGTCCACTGGTCTTTAAAAGCTAAACCAAGCTTGCCCATACCACGCTGTTGTGTATCGATCTTTTTTAATTCAGTTTCGATATACTTCAATCGTTCAGCCGTAACCCTGCCTTCCGACAGTTCTTTAAAATAAGCCTCTAAAGAAGCTCTGGCAGATTTTGAAGCCGCCGTGTTCTTAGACAACCAATTTTGAATATCATTAGACAACTTATTTTGTTTGTCTAAATTATAAAATTGCGTTGCATCTGTTTTGAGTGATTTATAAGCATTACTGACCTTATTTAATTCTTTCGCTCTTTGTTTATCTGCCTCTATAATTGCTTGATTATGTTCTGTATCCGATGAGAAATTCTTGCTATCAATTACATCAAGTAAATCTTGGTGTTTGGCTCGTAAATCACTAGTTTGATTAGCAACTTCACTTTCGGTAAACCCAAGGTCTCTAAACTTCTTTTCAATTTCTTGAATCTGATTAGCATAACTAATCTTACCCGTACCATCGGTTGCACTTTTGATATTGTCAATCGTCTTACTATTTATAACAACATCATTAACAGCATATCCTGCCGCCTGTGCAGCATCTCTGAAGGCTTTAAACTTGGTGTTTATAACCGAAAAATCACCTTGAGTGTTTATTTTTGACAAGTCACTCAAAAGACTGTCTATTGTTACGTCTGCACCTGCTATTTGAGTTTTAAAATTTTTGATTTCTGGATTAAGTCTTTCTAAATCTGCAAGCTTAGACTCTAATCCCGAAACATTTATTTTTACTTTTTGTGCCTTATTAAACTCATCAGCCGATGCTTTTGCTCTTTTAAAACCTGCATCTAATTTGTCAAGACCGTTTAAAAATGTCACTAGTCCAGAAGCATCAACTGCGTTTGACAATACATTTTTTAAATTATCAGCACCGGATTTAAACCCATCCGTATAAACGCCAGATGATTTCATTTTACCAACAAGCACATCTAATTTACTTGAATACTGTTCTTTGACAGTTCCAATATCTTTTGACCTAAGAGACGTAGCTACTGTTTCGGCATTACGGAACACAGACACCATGTCTTGTAATTTGGCAATTTGCTTATCAACTTCGTTCTGCATATCAGTAAAATTAGATTTACTAGCACTACCTAAATTATTAATTGCTGTTTTAACTACTGAATATTGCTGTTCAAGTGCAGTAACATGTTCATTGGATTTTATTGGCTTGGATGCATTTTTATCTTGATATCCAGACTGGGCAGAATTTAAAGCAATTTGTGCCTGACTAACTGCCTTTTTTTGCTTCTCAATAAAAGTATCAGTTTTTGTATTGATTTCATCTAAAGACTTAGAATATTGTGAAGCAACCTCAACAAAGCCATAAACAGGAGATTCATTACCTTTAAGGTCTACAGATGTTCCTGTCTGTCTTAGAGCAATAGTCTTTTTTATTACTTCGTCTAATTCATTCCTATATGTAACAGTTGCCTGTTGTAATTTCTCGACATTAGCATCCAAACCTTCATCATAAGATGTTCTTGTCTGAATCTTTATATCTTTTACTGAACCTTTTCCATTAGTCCAATCTGAAACTAAATTTTCAATTTCCTTTTTAAAATTATTTGACACATTGGGTCTTATCTTAAATGCTTTTCCAATACTGTCAGATAAAACATTGTCAATTGCTTTTTGAGCTTCTTTTCCAATGATTTCGCCAACCTGTTGCCCTGCTTGTTTTGCTTGATTTGGAAGATTATTTGAGCCATTTCCAATATTAATATTTGAGATTTGTATACCCCTAAGTGCATTGTTGATTTCGCCGACCATTTTAGTCAATGCTTTTGGTTCTACCTTAACATCACTTAATTTTATACTTAGGTTGTTTAATTGTTTTTCTAGGTTTTTTGAAACATTTGCATCTATTTTTGCCGATATTTCAAGCTCTTTGATTTGCTTCTTTAAAGTTTCAATATCTGCATTAATTTTTGATTTCGATTTTGAAATGTCTAATCCACCAAACAGTTCAATTTGAAAATCATTATCTATCTCCGCCATTTACATTCTCCTTTCTAATTTTGCAATAAAAAAAACACTCTCGAAAGGAGAGTGTACAATCATCATTTAATTGGAATACCTGCTTTTTTACAGTTTCTTTTGAATAAATTTGGAATGCCACCATATATCTCATTGATTTCTTCTATGGCTTCATCCCAAAATTTATGTTCACCTTGTACTCTACCACCATGAGATTTATCATTAAACCAATAAAGAACTTGCTCACCAGTTGCTCCGCCGGTGTATCGCATTGCGATATAATAATTGTCCCATCCGACAGTACAAGATACACCTGTCTTCTCAAATTTTATATCTGAACATTGCAATGAATTTCTTAATTTCCAAGTTCTTTCATATAAAACAGGTTGATACTCGTCATAATATTCTTCAACCTTCTTTTCCAAAATCTCACGAATATCCCATTGTGTCAATATTAAAGCAGTACCAATATAGTTTTTAAGAATTTCATTCAATTCTTTTAAATTTTTAGCCATTATTATTCATTTTCTGTCTTATTAACAACTTCATTATCAACCTCATCTTTATGGATTACGTTGACAATCTGACTAATCAATTCTTGTTGCAAGTTTTCAGTTGGAGTATTCTTCAAAGTTTCATAAATTCTCATAACCAAATCAAGCATATCTTGTTTTTCAACAATAAACTTATCCACTGCCGAATACAAAGCAGTTTTTACACGAATTTCTTTCTTCTTCATTTCAATAAATTCTTTAATCATATTTCTATCTCCATTCTTTCATATACGTTGCATATGAACTTCTCTATGTTATAAGTATAATTTACTTTTTTCTTTCGATTTTCAATTATAATTGGATTGTATTTAGACAAATCTTTTTCATTAAAAGACTTCTTATCTAAACTGTTTATCATCATATCAAAATCATTAATATGTATAAAATAACAATTCTCAGTTCCATCACTATGCCTAAAATTTAACACAAAGCCCGCAATAATGTTTTTATATCGGCTAAAATTCCTCAGTCCTTCAATTTGATGAAAATGAATAACGCCTTTTTCTTCTTTTGTTCTTTCAAAACTTATGGAAGATGTGCCGACAGATTTTAGCTCTAATGCAAATAGGGTAGGGGATTTGAATAAGAAACAATCACATGGATTTTTTAAACTGAATCTTAATTGACTTGCCCCACCAAATGATTGTGCTTGGTCTTTGAGTCGATAATAAAATATATCATTTGGCATACTTGCCTTCCAATTATTTTCAAACTTTTTCCCTATATTATTTGCCATTTCTTTTATTCACATCTGGAGTAGTTGCCTTCCACTTCTCCCAACAATCCTTTGTACGAATTCTACCATAATAAGCTATTAATTTCCCATCGTATGGGGAACGGTCAACCCAATCGGCTTGAATTCCACAAGCTCCAGCATAAAACAAAAACTGTTGTAGGTTTACGATTTTTACTATATCGCCATTATAGTAGTCATATACTTCGTCCAAACTTTCAAAAATATTTCCTGTACGAATTTTCATTCATCCTTTCTAAACGTAAAAAATAGGGATTGACATTACTTTTTACATTGCATAGTAATAATCAATCCCTTTATTTTTATCAATACACAATGTCCAAAATATATTATATCTCAGTATTTTTAGAAGTCTCATCATTAGAAACCTCATCCTTTTTTACAGCCTTTTTAGTATCAGATGTTGTAGCTGTCTCAACATTATTAATCTTTTTCTTAATGTCTGTATTTGTTTCTACAGTCTGCTTTTCAACTTTGCGTTCAACCTTTATAGTCTTTTTATTTTGCTTTTCTCTGTACGCAATAGTATCATTGATATACTTTCTTGCACATTCCTCAGAGCAAGCAAAATTTCGCCAGTGAAAAACTCCTTGATTTGCTTCACAAGATTTACAACCCTTGTATTGCTTACCACAAACACGACATGTTAGTAAATTACCTTTTGCCATTTCAATCCTCCTTGATAATATTAGAGGTATAGACCAATTTCTTAGCCTATACCTCATAATTTCATAAATTAATCATCAAAGACAATGAAGTCCCAAAGGTCAGTCTTGCCTGTACAAATATCAGGAAGTGAAGTAAATTCAAATCCATGTGTAGCAGGGTCTGAACCGCCGGCAATATCAAATGTACCACTGAAATCTGCTCTCTTGATTAGGAATTGACCGTGGAATTGATTATCACAAGCATCTTGGCAAGTAACATCAATAATAACCTCAAGAACCTTGCTATAATGGTCACTATCATCTGAAATCTTCTTACCTTCAACCTTTGTATTATAGAAAGTAATAACTTCTACACCATCAGCTACATCACCATCAAAGAAAGTGATTTCATTTGTGTCAGGATTGTATGAGAACTGTCCTGTCGCAGGAGTGCCAGAAGTCTGTGTAAGTCTCTTGCCACCAGAAATATACTCTTGATCCTTATTTCTTATGTAAATATAACCAATTTCGTTACCAACTGTACCCTCAGCTTTTTTCGAAGTATTACCTTTATTGGCTGTAACAGTAATAACATCAGTCCATTTTACAATTTGATCACCATCTTCGATATCAGCTCCAAGTTGAGCAGCAAGAGCACCACCAGAAAGCATACCATTAGTACCTTTACCAGTAACCTTCTTGTTCTTTTTCTGAGAACCAATAACTCTACCACCCTTACCAGTGATATCATTCTTTTCTTCTTCTTGAGAAAGTGTAAAGTCATTAATCTCATCCATAACCAAAGCCAACATACCAGCCTGTCTATCAAAACCTGCAATTTGGTCATATGATACGATAGTAAACTTATCCAAATTCATAATTTTATCCTCCTTTAAATTAAATTTTTGCATAAAAAAAAAGACCTTAACGGCATTACCGTTAAGATGCTATTTACTTACTTGAAACCAAGATAAATCTTGTGTATTCATCTTGGATGCATTGACCGTGCCTGCATAGACACCAATCATTGTTTTATCATAGTCTATTTTATGTCGAATCTGCTTAAAACTTTGATTGAACTTATACAAAGATAAATTCATACATTCCTCATAGTTATAAGGAAATTCGGCAGTATTAACCAAGGAAACGACTAAATTTTCAAGATAGGGAACATAAGGCTGTTTTCTTTTACGCCTCAGTTTCCTTCTTTCTTTTTCTAGCAAATATTTTTTTGCATGTTCATTTCCTGGTTTACTTTTATCATGTTGAAATAAATTGATTTTTCTGATAACATCAGCAATCTCTTTATAATCTTCTTCAGTAATTGTCAAATCTGTTGTTACATTATAAAAATATTTTTTGCCCTCTTCTTCACGAAGTTCAAATCCTGCAATATCAGTATCGCCAAATATTAAGTTGATGCACAAGTCGGATAATTGATTATCATATTTTTTCATGCCTTCTTGACACTTTCGGTATTCTTGGCTATTTTCATCAAATTGCTCCTGAATTCTTTCCATAGTTAGTTTTTGAAGAACTAACATTCTTGCTTGTTCAGACAATTGTTGAAATAACATACAAAATAAATCCCATTCACTTATAGTGGTATAATCTTTTCCTGCATCGTCTAATTGAACCATAAAGCTTTTAGGAGATGCGGTTAAAGATGTAGCCAAAGAATAATATCCTTGTTCATTATGTAAAACTTCGCCAACTGTAGGAATATAGAGGTTAAGACCGTCTTTGATATGTACTTCGTTTGATTTAAGTAAACTTGTTTTATTTACCATACTTCAACCCATTTGTAAAGTCTTTAACAGTGAACCTTACAATCCTTCCTTTAAACTTTTGTTGAGGACAGTAGGGGAGATTGTCAACTAAAACAGTTTTACCGACACCAAGGATATTTTTTTCACAAAAAATATTATCCAATTCACAAACAACTTTGTCATACCAAAGATATTGTCTACCATTTTCAATATATCGTATAACGTCTTGATGACAAACAACAAAGAAATATATTGTTAAATTCTTAAATGTTCTATTGGTTTGGTCTAAAGCCGCACTGATTTCAAAATTAATAAATCTATCCGTTTCAAGAATTTTATCAGGAATATATTCATGAGGGAACACTCTTGTATAAGGTATTGTATCTTCAGGATATTCTGAATTTTCTTCGCCGAGTAGTTTTACAAGTTCTTTTGACTGCACAATTTGATTCATTAATTTCTCAAGTCGGTAGAAACAGATGGGATTGACAATGTTGTTATTGCAGTTCCTCGTAGAAAGGATTGCTTAAATAGTACAAACGAAATAAATAAGGTCATTCAAAATGAATTATTAGGAGACGTACAACAAAGTATTGAAGGATTTGAAACTAATTTTAAGCTTGGGGCAAAAGTTATGCAAACAGTTAATGACTATGATAAAAATGTTTTCAACGGTGAAATCGGCTATATAACTCAAATTGGTGAAAGATATGAATCCAAGAAGAAAAAAGAAGAATATTGTGTTGTAACATATTCGGATATATGCGGACATGACAAACTCATTGAATACACTAAAAAAGAATTAACTTCGCTATCTTTAGCATATGCAATGACTGTACATAAGTTACAAGGAGCTGGTCGAAAAACGGTCATTGGCATTATTGATAATACACACCATCAACTTTTGGATAATTGTATGTTATATACATTACTTACACGAGCAAAAAAGAGATGTTTGCTGTTAGCAGAACCAAGTGCATTTTTACAATGCATCCGTACAAGTCATAATCATAGAAATACTTGGCTTAAATCTCAAACAGAGAATAATTATATGGGCGAATGAGGTTATGATAATTTAAAGAAAATTTTGGAGGGATAAATGGACAAGATAAAAGTTTTTGAAAATCTATTAAATAAATTTGAAACAGAGGAAATAAAAAGCTACTGTACAGATATGATTAAGGAAATTCCAGATTATATCTTTACAATTCCAAGTAGTACATCATTTAAGTATCACAATAAAACACAGTGTCAACCTCATGGACAGATTTTTCATATTCTTATGTTTGCAGAAGTTATGAATTATATACTTGGGTTGGAGTATGTAAAAGAAAAAACACATGAAAGACAAAGAGACTGCTTACGTTGCACTCCAATTTTTCATGATGCAATCAAGTGCGGATTGAACGGCTCTCGATATACAGTCCATGAACATCCACTACTTGCCGGCGAATGGGTGAGGAATACAAATGTTGAGCACGATATAGATACTGAAACGAAAGCCTATATCGCAAGATTATGTGAAAGCCATAGTGGTGAATGGACTTCTACCAAAAGAAGTAAAACTGTTTTGCCAAAACCAGAAAATGATGAGCAATTTTTTGTACATATGTGTGATTATTTAGCAAGCAGGTCAAATCTTGATATGATATATTCTGATGAGGTTATTTCTACTTTAGGTGGAGTAGATATTCCAAAAGAAGAATTGTCTGATATTGATACATACATGTTGACCTTTGGCAAACATAACGGTGAAAAATTGACAGATGTTGTTCACACTGACCCAAGTTATATCTCGTGGGCGAAAGAGAATATAACAAGAGAACCACTTAGAACTCTTTTGACAAAAATATAGGTGGTAATCATGGAGTGGCTTAAAAAGTGGTTAACAGATGGGTTCACTAAAGTACCGTTGTTGAGTATTAGTATTAATCTAAAATTCTTCAAAAAATATGGATCGAAATATTCTTGTACTTGTCGAGTTAATAAGTTATTCAAGAATGATTGGTATATTAAAAGAACAATGGAAGATTTGTGTGAATATATAAGAAAAAATTATAATATGGAGGACTTGGAATGAAGAAATTTGTAATAGGTCAATAGAAAATTGCATTGCGATTGGTAGGAAGGAGAATAAGTATATGTGGTTATTAAAGTTGCATTTTGCATTTTCAATATTGTGTATGATGACATTTTTTGGAGTTATGATGTTTTCGAAAGATGTTTTAAAACGGAATGGATATGTAGACGAGATTGAAGGTAAGAAAAACATTCGATATTATCTTAGGTGTATTCGATCATTTATTTCTCTTATCCTACTAATGTTTGTTCCTATTTTAAACATATCGGGTGTTATCATAATATTTCAAATGATAAGAATGTCAAAAGATGAGTTTATGGATTGGTAACAAGACAAATTTGAAGAATTTAGAAGTCGAAAAAATGACTAACGGTTGAATCTGAGATTTCAAAGAGATTTTAGCACTATATATAGATGATATTTAAAATGTAAATACAATATATAGTGGTTAAAAATGAGTAAAACATGACGGAGGTGCTTATGGCATATGAAATAACATTTAGAGCATTATTAGGAACATTTTTGAAACATGGAATATGTGTTGAGAGAGTGAATGTGGGTGAAAATACTATTTACATTTCTCTTCCTAAAAATTCGTATATTCATGGACAAGGTTGTATCAAAAACATTGATGACCAAGCAAAAGTAATCAAAAAGCTTCTTATTAATATAGGTATTCTTCCGTCTGACGGAAAAGTGAAATATCGAGGTACAAATGTTTGTTGGACGAAAGAGACAGGCAATGAAAATTTTATTAACAATATTGAGTTAGTGTTAGGAGAATATTAAATATGAAGAAAAATAAAAACAAAGTTGTTCTGCCAGTGGCATGTGAAAATCCGAATAATGTATCGGTTACAACTTTAAGCCTTAATCAAGTGGGTGTGAAAGTTTCTGATGACTTTGAGGGCGAAAAACCGGTAAAGATAATTCTTACCTCTGTTGATAAAGATTGTGGTGTTTACTTTAAAATGTATTATGTTACGGAAGACGGCAATATTTATCCAATGGAGCAATATGACGAATAAGATTGCAAATGAAACTATTGTTGAAAGGAGAAAATGCAAATATATGAAATATAGCATTAAAACGACAAAGACTTTAAAGACAGATAATAATCTGAACTTTTTTATCGGGCAGGATATTGCATTTATGATATATAATGAAAAATCAAATTGTCATAACCATTACATAGGTGAAATAACAGAAATAACAGAAGATGCAATTATAATCAAAAATATCGAAATTAATAAAGAATATATTGACGGGAAAATGATTATTGATTTGAATTTGATTGCACCGAACAGTTGTGGTTATGTTTCTATCAGTTAAAAATCAGATTAAAATTTTGATTAAGAAATCGAAGATAAAATTAGAATATAAAAAATAATGAAAGGAGCGGAGGTTCGTGTACACAAAAAGGAATTCCTTACTCCAAGTAGTTAAATGGTATATCAAGGAAGTAAAAGTAGATTAGCAAAATTTTTAGTGCCAATTATTCAAAAATACATTGATGAGAATAATATTACAACTTATATAGAGCCCATGTGTGGCAGTTGTTCGATAATAAAACAAATCAGATGTGATAATCGTATAGCATCAGATATAAATGATGAATTAATTTCATTGCTTCAATACATAAAAAGTGATAATGATTTGTCTATTGCACCTGCAAATTGTTCGTTTGAACATTATGCGGACGTAAGAGAAAATAGAAAAAAAGGAACAAATAAATATTCCAAGGAATATATAGCATTAATCGGCTATTGTGCAAGTTATGGGGGACGATATTTTGATGGCGGCTATGGGAGAGATAAAACAGGCAAGAGAAACATATATGCTGAAAGATTGAAAAATTTAAAAGAAGATTCTACACAGTTAAAAGATATTGATATTAAATGTTGTGACTTCAAGGATTTTACAGGGTATAAAAATTGTCTATTTTATTTTGATCCACCATATAAGGGGACAAAACAATATTCTAAGCAGTTTATTGACTACAATTCTTTTTATGATTTCCTTCGTAAACTTTCGGAGAATAATATAGTAATAATTAGTGAATATTCTATGCCGGATGACTTTAAATGTATTTGGCAAAAAGAACGCAAGGTTTTACAGAAGTCAGATAGAACAGTTGGTGATAAGGCGATTGAAAAATTATTTATATTAGAGAAGAATGATTGAAATGTGAGTTTCAAGAGGAGGAATATATGGGTTCAACAAGAGATAATATATACATTGATATTAATAAAAGAACATTTTTTTTGGCGGATAATATAGATAATGAATCCGCCGGTAAACTTATGTGGGATATTTTATACTTAATTAGAGAAGATAAAGAGCAAGATAAAAAAATATTATGCTATAACCGTGAGCCAATCAAATTATATATTAATTCTTATGGAGGTTCAATAGATGATATGTGGGGTTTAATTGATATAATTCTTGCAAGCAAAACTCCAATTTATACATATTGTCTTGGATATGCGCAAAGTGCAGCATTTAACATTTTCTTAGCAGGACATAAAAGATTTTGTCTTGAACATTCAGTGTTTATGTATCATCAGATGTCTTATTGGAGAGACGGGAAACACCAAGACTTTGTTGAAAACAGGGTCGAAATGGACAACATTAATAAGCAAAACGAAGAATACGTAATAAAAAGAACAAAAATTCCTGAAGATGTTATTAGGAATGTTCGTGTGACAAAGAAAGATTTCTATATCCATTCTTCTAAGGCAATAGAATATGGCGTTGTAGATAAGATTTTAATGTAAATAGATGCTGAAATTGAACTTAGATAAAATAAAGGAGAATAACATTATGAAAGATAACAAAATAAAATTTACAACAAACGAGTCTGATGATTGGTCAATTCTTCAATGTGGAGATTTTAAAACATGCAATCATCAAATTTCTAAAGAAGAATGGGTAGAACTACTAAGATATCTTGGACATGAAGTAGACTACAAAGAGATTTCAGATGAAGATATGCAGGAATTGATGTAAATGGATACTGATTTGATATATGATGCTATTGATGTGATTGAGATATTGTGTGATTGCATAAGAGACGCGCCAGCAAGTTGCGATGCATGTTACTTAAATGAATATCCTGAAACATGTAAAGCAAATAGAGTTATTGAGGAATTTGAAAAATATAGAAATGAGAATAACTAACGAATTATATTTTTTAATGGATTACATCAATACATAGAAATGGAGAAATAAAAATATGAAGTGTTTGATAACATCGGCAACGCTTATGGGCGGGAAATGGATACTTGAGAAATATCCTAATTTAAATAACTATCAGCCATCTATAGATGAATGTTTTATATACAATTACATTTTCGATGGCTTTGGTACTCAGGACGTTATTATTGTTGAAATTAATGATTTATGTCAATTAATTGATGACTTCAAAGAAGGTGTTATTATACTCTCCCGTGAAAATGATGGCTTTGAATACGACGACTTATTTGAAAAGTACAATATTAAATATCACATAATAATTTATGATGATTATATAGAGTAAATTATAGCTGTCAAACGAAAGGAATAGAATGAACAAAAAATACAACATTATTTATGCAGACCTCCTTGGGATTACGGCAATACCAAAAATCTTAATGGTGAATTTTGGGGGGGATGGCAGACAAGCACTATGATGTAATGAAGTTTAAGGATTTGTGTGAATTACCCATAGACAATATTACCAAAGATGATTGTTTTCTATTTTTATGGGTTACGTCACCGTTCTTAGAAAAAGGATTTGAACTTATTAAAGCGTGGGGCTTTAAATATGCAACGGTTGGATTTGTATGGGTAAAAATGAAAAATGATATGTCCGAAGTTCGTAAAGACGGATTGGGCAAGTATACGATTTCAAATGCTGAATATTGTCTGATTGCTCGTAAAGGTAAGTATTGGAGAAATGCAAGAAATGTACAGCAGATTATAGAATATCCAAAAACAGAGCATTCGGAAAAACCAAAAGAAATAAGAGATAAAATTGTTTCATTGTGTGGTGATTTACCAAGAGTAGAATTGTTTGCAAGAGATTTATGTAAAGGTTGGGATTCTATTGGCAATGAAATAGATGGTAAAGATATTAGAGATGTTATAAAATAGATTAATTTTAATTCAACAGAGCAATTCTGCTCAAACTTTCCGGAAAACAAATAGAGGATATATTATTGTAGCTACAAAACAAGATTTAGAAAGGATAAGAATGTTCACAGTGAGTAAACCTGCGCAGGTACTAATTAAAGGTGAACAAATTTGAAAAATACAATAGAAAAAGATTGGACAGGAAACAAGAACAGTATCTTTAAAACATTAGGTGCAAGTAACCACACTGACAAAGAAAGACAAAATGAAGATTATTATGCAACTGACCCTATAGCAATAGATGTTCTTATTAGAGATGGAAAAGTGACATTTGATAAGCCTATTTGGGAGTGTGCTTGTGGACGAGGGGATTTATCTGATAGATTGAAAGCTTATGGATATGATGTGTATTCTACCGATTTAGTTTATAGAGGTTATGGCAAAGGCGGAATTGATTTTCTTACATATAACGGGACTTGGGATGGAGACATTCTAACCAATCCACCATATAAATATGCCAAAGAGTTTATTGAAAATGCAATGGAGATAATTCCTAAAGGTCGTAGAGTATTTATGTTTTTAAAAGTACAGTTTCTTGAAGGTAAGGCTCGTAGAAAATTATTTGAAAAATATCCGCCTAAATGTGTCTATGTATCAAGCAGCCGAATCCTTTGTGCAAAGAACGCAATGTTTGATGAGATGAAAGCTGGCGGTGGTAGTGCGGTGGCTTATGCGTGGTTTGAGTTTGAGAAAGGATATAAAGGAAAGAGTGAATTGAAATGGATAAATTAAGGGAGAAATTATATAAAGAAATGGAGAGTTGGGTTAGTGATTTGGTCGCTAACTCCGACTTGCCAAAACGTGAATTATTATCAGCTTATGCATATGAATATTGCATTAAGGACGAGTTCATTGATTTTTTCGATGGTTGTAATGATGAAGAATGGAATGATTATTATAATGACCTGCTTCAAAAAGACAACACATTGGAATATCTATACGGAGAATATATGAAATGTGACACAGCCAATATACAAGATGTCATTATTGATTTTATGTATTTTGATAAGGGATATTATGAATTTGTAAAATAAAAACAGAAGGAGAATATTAATATGGATAATTTAATATCATCAGATATTTTGTGGTCAGCACAAGAAGCACAACAAAAGACGAAAGAAGTTCTTAAAAATTATAACAGTCAAGAACTAAGTGAAATTTCAAAACGAATTAAAGAGACGGTTGCCAGAGGTGGAGTTTCTATAATGTATATAGGAGAACTGAGTGATGGAACAGTCAACAAATTAAAAAGTCTTGGTTATAATATTTTTGATGCATCATCTTATTCGACGGCATATGAAATCAGTTGGGAATGACCAAATGAAAGTTCGGTTTCAAAGGAAGAATATTAAAATTAGAAAGGAAATAAACAATATGCCAAATTGGTGCGAAGGAATGCTAAAGATTAGAGGTAAACAAGAAGATGTTTTTTGTCTATTAATAAATAATCTATCGGTTTGGAAGACAGTTTTGCAAAAAGAGCCCTCAATCAGTATAGTAGAAATTCCCGATGAAGATGGAATTAAAATAGACGTAAAAAATAAAACCATACATGTAAATAATCTGGCTTATATAAAGGGTACATGTAGAAATTTTGTAGAACCAAACGATATAGAAGTATATAAAGGTGTAGACGGCAATAGTTGTGTGGCTCTTGAATTTAAGGGTGCATGGGTTATAAATAGTGAACCATATGTTAATTTATCAAGAAAGTATAATGTAGATATTAAAATTGAAGCATTTGAACGAGGCATGGAATTTAGCCAATTTATTCTTATCGAGAAAGGCGAATTAAAAGAAGATAAGGATATAAAATATGATAATTATGTATGGGATTGTGTAATGCCCAATTTGGGTGGCTGATGGCTTACAAAAACAAAGGAAGAAAACAAAATGTTCGCAGACCTTTTAAAATTTTTACATAATCAACGTGATTTTATTCTTATTGTGAAAGTAATCGTAACTTTCCCAGCCACTTCGGTATTTAAAAATGAGACTCATAAACTTGGCGATAATGTCTCTATGATAATAACGAAAAAGAAGAATGTGTCGGACTGTTCATATGCATTTCTGTTCTATCCATCTTTATGTTGCAAAAAAATGTGAACTACCAGAATATCAAGAATACACGATAAAAGAAAATGAGCGAGCATACAATCGAGAAATAAGTAAAATAGTGCAAAAATATAAAGATAAGAATGATGCAAGTGAAGTTGCTTATAAGGTCGAATATGATGATTTTAGTTGGTAACAGAAGAAAGAGAGAATATTTAAGTATGGAAAAAGTTTATGTTGTTGAAGAATTTAATGATGAAAGAACTACTAAAGAGGTAAAAGCTATATTTAAGGATAAGAAGAAAGCGGAAGAATATTGTTCTTGTCATATTGACTGTAGTATTAAAGAATGTAATTACAGTGATGATAAAACTTACACACCTTTCAATCGAGTTCTTATACAAGGCAAAATTAATGGTCAGTCATTTCCTAGCTATACATTTCAGCGTCTGTCAAAAGAGGATGATGATTCGGAAAGTAAAGAATTTGTATATGTTTTCCAATCATTTGGTGACACTAATGTTAAATTTGTAGTAAACAAAATACTTACTGATAATTATGACGAAGAAACAGAAAAATTGAAATATGCACAAATATTACAAGATATTATGAATATTAGTAAAATACAACTCGAAGAAATTCAGATAGAAGGATTTGAACAAACAAGTGGTGGTCTTGATTCAACTCGGTTCAAATTGACAAAAATTATTGCTGAAAAGTTTAATATAAAATTTGAAGATTAAATAACGAAACTTTCGTTTCAAAGAAAGGAGAATATATTATATGAAATATTCAGTAGAAATAGGCTTTAATGGAATAATTACACAGTCTTTAGAGGAGGTAGGTTTCCCCAATCAAACAATAAGTATCTCAACAGAATATCCAGGTACAAAGATAGGATGTGGTTTGTCTAATAATATAAAGCAAATTGTCAAAGATTTTAACGCACAACATTCTGGTAGCATAGGTAATCGAAATATTTACAAGATTCTAAGAGAAACAATTAATGAGTGGTTATTGAAATTAGAAACGGAAGTAATGATAGAAGATGTAGAAAATACAAACGAAGAAAAGAGCAGATAAAAAGATGGAGGCGGAAGAATGGGAATTTTAGATGTATTGGTAATAATGTTTATTGTCCTGAAAATACTTGGGTTAATACAGTGGTCATGGTTATGGGTACTTAGTCCAATTTGGATAATAGGCATTTTGGCTATTATACATAGCATTTTTAAAGATATATAAATAAGGAGAATACATAAAATGAAATTTGAAAATACAGAGGTTTACGGCTTTAAACGTGCACTCAAGGGGATGAGAAATCCACTTGAATCATGGCATAAAAACGATACGGTTGAGGAGAACGGAAAAGTTGTAATCGGTGAGAACGATTTGGGACTTGCTCAAAGACTTATAAAAGCAGGTAGTGAACATAGAAAATTTATGCGTCAGATTTTTGTATCGGTTGATATAACAGCTCCAATGTACTTTATGGCTGAACTTGATACTTATAAAATAGGTATTACTAGAAACAGTAGCAGTTTTATGCATAAAGGTGTTTCTAAAACATTTGAAATAGAAGATTTTGAATATGGTGATGAAAGAGTTAAAGAAATTTTAACTACAAGAAAAAAAAATAATCCTTATAAGGGCACAGAAACAATTTTATATCCATACGAAACAAATGAATATAAACTATATAAATGCCAGAATGGAAGAGAATATGAAGTATATAAAAATGGCAGACTTTATTCATTACCGTTTACATACGTAGATACTCTTGGAAGGAGTAGAACGTTTCCGAAAAGAGAAGTTAGTCCTTCTGTTACAAAAAACGGATATTGGGAAGTTAATATTGGTGGAAGGAACGGAGAAAAATGGTTATTGCATAGATTGATAGCGAATGTATGGTTAGACAATCCTAATAATTGTGAAACAATAGATCATATTGATTGCAATAAAAATAATAATTGCGTTGAAAATTTACAATGGGTTACTAGAGAAGAAAATATAAAAAGAGAATTTGATAATTGTTTAATGCGAAATAACAGCATGTATGCGAACTATCTGAACTGGAAAAAATCTTCAAA